TGGCTGGCTGGCTGGCTGGCTGGCTGGCTGGCTGGCTGGCTGGCTGGCTGCAACATAACGTCATAACTAATTATATAGTTATGTTAGGGTAAATAAAAAGCCGGGCAATTGCCCGGCTTTTATGTTAGGCGCTTACGGGCATAAGCCAGCCCATGCGGTAACGAATATGCGCCGCTGCAACGGTGCCGCTACAACCCGTTGCGCTTTGTACCGCTTGCGCTAATGCTGCGCTTGGGGCTGGTGCAGCGGCAACAATGGCGGCCCATGCTTGTGCGTTAAAACCTTGCTTGGGTACCTTGCCAATTGCAGCGGCATTAACAGCAAGGCTACCGGCGGGCAGCTTGCCCAGTGTGGCATTACCTACCTTGTGCGCCAATGCCGTTGCGCCTTGTGCCGCTAAACCACTAGCTTGCATTACCGCCAACCTTGCGGCAGGCGTTGCCACTAACGGGGTGGCCGTAACATTAGCCACGGCTTGCTGTACTAAAGCCGTTAACCCATTGGGTAACGGTGCGGCAGTGTTAGCCGTTACATTGTTTGCGGGCGCATTGTTTGCGGGTTTTACTGCTTGCTTGCTTTTTGCTTGTGCCATTTTGTTTACCCTATTAAGTAGGCGGCCAATTGCCGCACCCAAACTATAGCAACAAAAAACCCGCACGGCACAATATGCAAATAAATATTTATTTGCTTGCAATTGACCGGCGTTTATGGTATTTGCGTGGGCATAGTGCAAACGTACTATTGCCAAAGACTAGCGGTTTATGTTATACGCGCACATGGGCAGGCGTCAACCGATCTTTGGAATCAACCGATCTGGTGATCTGTATAATCCGTATAATCAATTTCTGTATAATCACCGGACACGAGGTCCGGATGTATAAGGGATTAGAACCGGAAGTTATCTGCCATCGGTTCTAATGTCTTTTCAAACTCACTCTGTTCCTTTTGTCTCCAACCAATGACTCCGTCTGGAACCAAGAACCACTGATCATTGATCAACGCATATCCATAGCCGTTGGGCAAATTTACATAAGGTGTACGTGATGGACAAGAATGACCGCAATCCCAATTGCCGAGTGCTCCATAAGGATTCAACATCAAATTTCCTGCCTTTTCTTTGTAGACTGTCAACTCTACATTGAAATCCTTGTTCACCTTGGTCAGCAATTCTTTGTAATCCATTTCAGTTCTCCTAAGGGTTGGCCGTAATAAGTAAACGGCAGGCACACAATAACCCGCATATTGTTCAATAACATTGTTTTTATTTATGGTAAATCGTTGGATCTTATGATATTTTCTAACGGATCAATAAGATCAACCGATCGTTAGAATTCGTATAATCAATTTCTGTATAATCGAGTGAGCGCTAGAATTCGTATAATCAATAGATCTCTTTACTCGTATAATCGAGTGAGCGTTAGATCATGGGAGCTCATTTAACGAGTTTCTGGCTAGATCATGGGAGCTCAATTAACGAGAACTTTAGACTCTTTGCTCGTATAATCTCTAGATCCAATCGAGTTGACTCCCACCCATAGGAGATCCAAATTCAGAATAAACTTCAATCAAAATTGAACTTTTCGTACCCCTAGACACGACATAAACTCATTTCTATTCATAAGGATCATTCTCACGTATAATCCTTAAATACCATACTAATTTACTGGGTGACCTTAACGACGAGTTGCTTAAGAATTGAACAACTTTAAAACCCCGCACCTTATAAATCATACACTTGACCATAGTGGTACTAACAAATTGTAAATGCAGCAGCATTTTTTAAAAACGAGTTTGCCAGCCACCAATATTGTAACTCTTTAATTACATAATGCTCCCACCCTATATACACACCTCACCTCACCACTGCCATGTTACAGAGCAAACTAATATGTATTGTAAAGACCACCAATACCATGTAAAATTATTACCATCTGGAGTGGCGATAACGAAGTTATTACCACATTCATCGACCCATAGGAGCTATTATGTATCAATCAAATGAACGTAAAATCGAAATAGTCTTAAACATTGATCAAAATGAAGTTCATCTGCAGAAGTTAAGTGATCCCAAATACAGATACAGTCAATTGTTTAAGCGTCAAGGTTTTATCAAATATTACGCTGCCGGTGTCGTTATACAGTCTGCAAATGACTTCCGACGAGCTCTGAATCGTGACGAAACAAATCCGATGTTTGCCACCTCGCTTGTTCTTTGTTTATCTGTTGATAGCAAACTCCAGCCAAATAACGAGTTCACATTTAAGACTTACCGTCGCGTTTATATTCCATTCGGTGTCGAAGTGCAATCAATCAAAGTTGATGACCTGATGTATAAGTCATTCCCACAGACGACAGATTTTTCATTGATTAAAATTGAGAGTTGTACCATCGATCTTAATTTGAAACAGGCTAAAATCAAAGGGACAGTTGGGCTTGAATTTACACTTGAAGAAACAGAATATGACAAGTTTCAATTCTTTAGAAACAAGATTGAACCTCTGTATGCCCACATACAGAAAGTTATGATGCGCCCTGAGCTTGATCTTTATGAGAACGATTTTATTGCGGCTGAAGTACTGAAAATGGCAACAACTGTTCTTAAGAACCTTGACCTTCTCCATTCTAACAGTTTCAATAGTAATCGTATAGTTCGCAAACAATTGATTAATGCACTGATTGACCAAGATCGACCGCTTGTTATGCCCGATGGTTCAGTTGATTTGTTTGAGCGCGATGAAGATGACCAACCTACTAAGAAACAACCATTCGCAATGGGTCTCTATGAATACAAAGGCGCATACTTTAAGGATAAACTCGAATGCGACAGTTTTATGAGAAATGCCGAATATTGCGGTCAAACAGCAGACAGTATCGTTGCCAATCAGAAACTCGCTAATCGTTACGAATACATGATGGAATTTCTGACTGAGAGCCAACGCATCCATGAAATAACCGAAGAAGAGATCAATCACCCTGAGTTTGTCATGTATGCCATGACGGAAGAAGAGCGCGGTGAATACGAGTCGCTAAACAATGATACCGACAAAGATAAAGCCGCACGACTGGAACTAGCTCGCGCGGCGAAGTTAAGATGGAAGATGGCTCAAGGACGAATGTAAGTCGTTAAGGAACATCCTGCATAAGATCCATGTACCGCTCCCGCGTTTCCTGTTTGATTTTAAGAATCTTCTCAGGGCACACGGGGATTTCGTACCATTTGGAATCGAGCGGCGCTGAATAAATCCATTTGACATTAATGGAATCGAAATAAGAAGCAGGTGCATATGCCCAACGGTTAGCCGTAGCGCGCCGGAAGTAAACGATTACCAAGATCTCTTCCGGGATACCAGGATTTGCGGCAACGAACTCAGCACGATGCTTGTTACGAAGATAGCGTTGGACGAGTTCGAATGAACTATTATTGGATGCTTGCATGATTTGCTCCTTAGAAAGGCACTTCGTTGTTATCGGTCATTTCTGCTTTACCATTGCAGATAAACACGAGATCTTCATCCGACTCGTACATATCAAAAGCGTCGTTACCAACGATGATCGGGCCGTTTTCCATGCCACCGATGTCTTCCCAATCGGCTTCCACGTGCTCATGTTTGTAACCCATTGCCAACAAATATTCGTGTGCGTGTGTCATTTCATTTCTCCTATTGGTTATGCCGTAGTAATATGTAACGGCAACCAAATAATAACCCAAGGGTTATTCACTGTGCGGGTTATTTGCCCAAGTAACTCCGTTTCTAATTCGCGATATAGTAGATCTGTTGACCTTAAATTTCTCAGCCAACATTCTCATACAACCATAATGATCTTTTGTATTTCTTATTTCGTTCACATCTTCCTCAGTTAATTTTGACAAATTGTCTTTCTCAGGATTGACTTTTGTCCAATGTTTTTCGCCTCTTGCCACTTTTTCTGGATTTTTCCTTGACCAATGTTCATCTCCGCTAGACATATTTTCTGGATTCAATCTTGAATGATGTTCGTCACCCCTTTTAATCTTACCGTTACGGATCGCATCTGCAATGTTGTCAGCCTGTGTACCGTATGCGAGATTCGATAAGACGTTGTTTTCACGATTATCGTCAAGATGTCTTACTAATTGTCCTTCTGGACAGGGTCCGATAAACAATCTTGCTACAACACGATGGATACTAAACTCTTTCTTTACGAAATCATTTTTAACTCTTATACACGGGTATCCATTGTGTAAGAAGATTCGTACATAATCGTCTCCTTTCTTAACAAGACCTGTGTCAGAAAACTGGTAATCAGGGAATTCCTTAAGTGAGCGCCATTCCATTTGTTTCTCCGTTGAGTTTATGCTACAGTGTTAATTGTAGCACGTTTACTCTTAACCCGCATGGGCGTCGTTTGCAAAGCAATATGTTAAAGGATCAACATGGCAAGTAAACCAGAACTCTTAATCTACCAATCTCTTAGGGGAATGTTTTCTAAACATTTCCCTAAAGGAAGATGGATCTTACAGAGAATAGAGACATCGACTGGAGTCGGTATTCCTGACATCTATTTCTCATTGCTCGTCAATGAGCAACACATGAACATGTGGATAGAGACAAAGACTGTTGATTATGTGGTGTCAAACGAACAATTAAATTGGGCTTATCAACACACATTGACAGGTGGTTTGACCTATATTGTGACTCGTATAAACACGGCGCAAATACCCGCCAAAAGCGGTATAAACAACCCCGCTACGACGGCCTACAGTACCCCAAATTTAACATCTAACATACTTGCCCACCCTACCCTATACCCACAATTGCACGAGCTTTGCAATGGGCCATATACGCAATGTGAAAACATAACCAATGAACGTAAAAAAGGACAGGAGACGTTAGTCTTTCTGTCCTTCGATGATCGGATGCGGGAGTGTTCCTCCCTTGGTGTCTACATACGCCGCTTTAATCCTCCGATGCTAGAGGTGGGACATTGGGCACGACATATGGCAGATTGTCCTTCTCAATCACTGTAAATGCGAATTTGTGATTTACACGTAACCACCTCTTCATTGCGATGTTGTATAAGATACATTCACGTATAACCCACACAATACCGACAACCCACGGTATAACAAATATGATTTCTGGTTTCATGTGGTTTCTCCTAGTGCGCGGATAGCGTCTGCGCAATCTGAAAGTTCTTCGTTAACTACCGAAGCACGATGCGGACCTTTAAAACTCTCGCATGTTTTTGCACAACGCTCAATTGTTGATTTCTTTGCTGCTTTCCAAACGTCCCAACAGATTTGTTTGAAGCTGAGTAATGTGTATCGCCCCTCTTCTGGATGCCATTCATCGTGGATCGTATAACCCCTTACGCGATACCAATGTTCAAAATCTGCATCTGGTAAATGTGGTTTCATTTCATTCCCTTCCCGTGTTAGCCGTCACCATGACATCGTGTCGCGCAGGGTGGAAATCTTCACGTCGTAGAGGCCAGTCTTCTGCATTTCTCCCTTGGCCGCTTCGAGCATCGCCAGCCGCTCCTTCTGCTCGGCGATCTTGCGCTCCAAGTTCTCGCCACACGTCATCTGTTGCATCGGGTCTTGCTTCATTTCATATCCGCCAAGGACTCCAATGACTCCTTGTGACGCACTATTGCTTTTTTCGTACATGAGTATTTCCTTTTCAGTTGTGCCGCGTTTTGTCGTGTCACGGATAACACGTCGCTCAACCCGGACGCTGCGCCGGCAAGCTCTTCAACCTTCATCGCTTCATCCACGTTCATCACTCATTGCATATTCCTGACTCCAAGGCCAGCACCTCATCCAACGCATCCCTGACTGCTATCTGTATGCGCGCTGTTGTTCGTGTCACGTCTTGAATGCTTCCGAGCAGGTACGGTGTTACTTTCCGCGCGGCTTGCAACGCCAGTTCGTCACGCGTGTTTGGAGTAATTTCCGTGTTCAATCTCCCTGCTGCGTATCCGGCATCAAAACAAGTACGCCCATACGCCAGCATTTGCATTCCGCTGTAGGCGTCAAACGATAGAGATTCGCAATCTTCTGGTTCAGGACGTTCTGGTAAATGTTGATTCATTTCAGCTCTCCAATCTCGCTAATACTTTTTCAAGTATTGGTTTGGGTAAACCCTCAACCATACGATCAATATTTGTTGGCCGTCACCTTGGATTAATCCAGCTATAGCCTTCCGCAGACATCGCATTCGCTACCCGAATGTGATGATGTTTCTTAATCGCTCGTACTATGTGGTGTTTCATTTCAGTCCTCCTCCATCGCATCTCGCGCTCGGCTTAAACGCAGATCAAAATGCAATGCATCAAGCAACCGCGTCTGGTCTTCTTTGATGCCCGCCTGCTTGAACTGATCCATCAAATTGGATAGCGCCACTGCATCAGTAAAGTTATCCATAGGAAGAAACACTGACGGACAGCCTTGCAGTTTGAACTCTGCTATGCCCGATGAAGTTGCTACGCTTCCTGTCCAGTTGAAATTCATGCTGTGATTCCTTGTAAATACGCGGTTACATGTCAAATATGCTGTGTTCTATGCGTTAGGCGGCGTAAGGTTCGGAAGTTTTGGGTTTTTGTTCCACGCCAATGAAAAAGATTTGTACCCGAAATTCACCCAAAGCAAGTGCCTATGGCTATCTTGTATTTTGCTATTTCTGTACCCAATGCCGTAGGCAAACTGATTACTCATTGATGTATATTTTTGCATTCATATCTCCTTGTGTTCTCCGCCTAACACGTCGCTCAACTCGGGAGCAGGCGGCTTTATCGCCTGCGCCGGTTAGCTAGGCGTTAGGCGTCCGGGTCATCGGGTATCGCCATCCAGTAGCGCGGGCCATCCGCGCCGGTCAATCGGTATTTGTCCCACACCATTTCCCACCCGCCATCGACATACCGGACGGAGTGCGGAACATCTGAGTTGTGCAGTAGCGCGAGAATTGCCGTTCCATCTTCCGGCGCAAGTCCCATCGGCTGCCAACCGTTTTGCATGGCATCGTGACGGGCCTGCAAATCCTCCATGTGCCGCGCGGCCTGCCTCAATGCTTCGGCAGATGTTGGAGACTGAAATTCAATCGCCGCATTCCTGCGTATAAACCCAGCGTATCGTTGCGTCATTGTCATCGTCTTCTCCAATCGTTTCAGCCTAACTCTCGTTTACAGTTGCCTTCGCTCGGCATCGTGTGAATATCAGCATCAGACCCGCAGAACGGGCAAGGTTTCAGTTCCATTTCCTTTCCTCCTGGGTTGTCATGCCCAACAAACCAATCAAGCACCATTGGTCTAGTGTCATTTCTCATCTCCTAATGCGCGGATAGCTTCTGCGTACTGTTGTCCGTCTACAATGTCTAAGCAGACGCTTGCACATCTCTCCCGCTCTGCTGCCAGCGCCAGCAAGACCAGATCTTCACATTTTACCCATGTTCTATCCGTCGCTTCCTGTTCAGCTCGTTGATAGGTTTCGTTCAGTTCTTTGCGACGTTCTTCCTGATCCCGCAAGTTTTGCTGCCGCAGCATTCTATGAGAATCAATTAGTTGCTCAACAGGTATAGTCACACCCAGTTCCCTTGCATAATCTTCAAGCATTTTCATTTCCCATACACTCATTATGATTCCCCTAGTGCGCGGATAGCGTCACAGCATTCCCATGCTGTTTGCCGAAAACCCCTGATATGTATCTGCTCGCACGCCTTCAGGCAACGCTCCCGTTCCTTAGCCAGCACAGCACGCAGGGCGGTGTCATCTACTGGCTGGGCGAGGGCTTCATCAGCAAACTCAAAAGCTTCACGCAAGTGAGCATAGTCAATACAGTCGCTACACGGTGGAGCTATGTGGCATGAGCAGTTGCTGTCTGGAGGTCTATCAATAGCTTCAACCATAGTTTCAAGCGCATCCCGCAGCACTTTCTCCCGTGCTTGGGAGGCTGCGAGGTTAATTTGCAGATCGCGCACGTCATTGCACACGTAGTCTTCCAGCTTTCGAACCTCCGCTCGCAGCGTCTCAATTTTGTCGGCTGCTTCTCGCATGACACGCGAATATCCAGAGGTCGGGTTATAGCTCCGTAGCTTTTCAATAAGGTCAGTCATCTTCCCTCCTAGTATTCAAAGTTGACGAAACAAATGATACACGGTGCGCCCTTACCCTTCGGTGTGATCGTGATCCAATAAAACTCATAGTGTTGATATTTCATGATAGCCCCTATATGTTAGCCGTTATGTAACGGCAATTACATGGTAGCCAACACGCCATTCAAATACAAGCCAATTACCCTACAGCAAGCTCAAACCGTATTACCTATACCATAGCACCAACAAACAAAGAGACCGCCACAAGGGCGGTCATAAAACAAGGTGCTAGGAACACCTTGCAGGGAGTCTTTCATCTCAAGAACAAGTTCTTGAGATACCAAGGTCAAGCATCGATAGAGATCATACCGCGCTTGATTGCGTAACCGACAAAGCTCACCGTTGCAAACTCTTTGCTAGTACCGTCACGAGCTTCTTGAGTGAACTTCTCAGGAGCCTGAGCAAAGAACGTCGCGAGGTCGGTGTTGTCAGCCAGAATCTGAGCCACTTCTTTACCCGCTTTTCCAGCAGCAATCAAAGTCTCAGGTTTCAACACCGTATAAGTGCCTTCCTTAGGAACAGCCTTACGAGGACCGCGAACCTTGGCTTCACCGTTAGCCGTGACCTTCGGTGCTTTAGCAGGAGCATTCTCAGCTTTCATTTCCTTGAACACATCACCGAGACCAAACTTTTCAGCAGTCTTGTGATGAGTTACCAGAGTTTCATCTTCATTACAATCATATTCGTCACCGGCCAGAACCCAACCAACGACATTAAATCCGTCTTCCTTGTTTCCGCCTACCAACATTCCCGCTTTTTCCGCTACCATGACTTCGCTCATTTTATGACTCCTATGCCCTTCGGCAAAATGTAACTCGAATTGACCACCAACTCGATGACTAAATTGTATATCAGGTATTTTCAAAACACAACAACTATTTTCATTCCTCACGAATCTCACTAATTGATTTGTTTGTTGATCAAACTGTATATTGTCAACGGTGATTCTTTAACAACGAATACTGTCTGATCAACACAAACCACATCTGTCTCTCCATCCTCATTGACTAGAAATGCAATGATCTTAGAAGGGTTGACAAACACATCTTCTTGTTCATCGCCCGCTAAGGTGAGAACAATCATTTCCTACCTCCTTTCTCCGATTCAGCATGAGCTTGACGTTGATTACGATAGGACTTAACAATAATCCTACGCAATGCCGTGGTGCATCCTTTGAATTGAATCTTGTCACATTTCCGCATAAGTCATCCTTTCAAGTATGTTGCGTTTCATTAACTCAAGAGCGAGCAGTATCTCAGCATTGGACATACGTGCCGAGACCACATTGACATCCCATTGCCCTGCCACATCATTGACTGTCAACATCACAAACATGTCAATCTTGTTGTAGTCTACTTCACTGATTACTTCAATGGGTGACTTATCCAATGGGTCAGCAATGATACCTGGGAATAGATTATGTACGTTCATCTAGACACCGTTATGTCATAATTAAGATTGTCAACAACACGATCAATCGCCCTACTAACGTCGTCTTCAATTGCTTCCCATATATCAGTTGTTGCTTGCTTGCGTATAACATCCTGCACTGTCTCATCATTCTCAATGACATACTTGACTGTGGATTGCACTGACCTATCATAAGATGTATCACAATTACCAATGACTGCCGCTTGCACTTCAAGATCCTCTCTAAGTAACTTGAGAAGTAACTCTTTCAACATTTGTTCAAACATTTTATTTCTCCTCATCTTCAACGACACGATAAACAGGAGACAATCCTCCGTCAATCAGCTCTTGGTCGTATAACCATTTGGCAGCGGTCATCATACCATCATACGGCCACGATGCTGTGACATGTGGGCAAGTGACGAGACTATTCGCCAATGCAACGACATTCTCATGATGAACAGCGAGGTCCAATGTGTCAAACACCTCACCATCTTCAGTTTCAAATACCTGTTTGATTGCCATTTCGTACCCCTATAGAACACGGTAAAATTACCGGCAAGCAAATAATAACGCTTGCCGGTGTCTATTACAATACCGAAGCACCCATCCGTTTATCATACAACTTCTTCATCACAGCGTTCAATGAACGAAGAATCTGACCCTTGTAAAGATAATTACCACTTTTGACAGCTATGATTTCTTCATGAACAATCTCTCTGAGTAACTGAACTTGTTGTTCACTTAGAGTGATCGTCAACGTCTCCTTGCTCATAACGCGAGGGCCAACTCAAATGCCTTCGTCTTCAACGTGTTGCCGACTCCATACCACGCCGAGTTGACACGAGCGTCTGCTGTGCGGTGACCAGTGTGATGGTCAATTGTTTCAGTAACCGCATTCAGTAAACCCCACATGGTATCCTCGGCCGAGGTAAGTTTGCTGCCCATACCCTCACCCTTAAACAGCGCCCACACATTGGCACACTTCTGCATGACAGCGGGATTCTGGTCTTCAACACCGATACTTGGGTCACCAAACAGTTCAATAAGAAATTCAACTGCTTTGTCACGTTCAACAGTCTTCGCTGCCAGTAAACCAATCTGCTCACTAAAGCGGTTCCACCCTTGGTCAATGAATCCGAGCTGTTCCTTGACCTCAGCGGGTTTCCATACGCGGTTGTGCGGAACCTTGATGCGCGTGTTCTCATCCTTCACCGCAACTGATAACGTATTGAAACACACGACACGAACAGACGTAAACTGTGCCGTCGTTGCCAACGTACCGTCGCATGACGTGGTCAACAAGAGATAACCCTTGACCTTGTCATCACCCGGCAATACCGCCATTTTCTTCGTGTTAGCTAGGGCAAAGAACCGCTTACCACCGAACAAAACACCTGCTGTTTCAAGTTCCAATCCAGCGGTATCAACGAGGTCGCGATAGAACTCCAGCACCTCAATTGGTTGCACGATATTGTAACTGCTGGACACCACCGACAACGGTGCGTTCGTATCGCTCCTGTATAACACGTTCTTGTCAGGATAGATCAGAGTGTTTGTCAATGCCGACATGTCATCACTGACCACATCAAACTTTACCGCAGTGCGGAAGATCTCCCAATCCATGTGAGCAGACTTCGCCCACGTTTCAATGGGAGCACCTGCCTCCAACTCGTTGCCGAGACCGTGCCACGCCGATTGATTAATGAATGCAAAGGCGGCTTCGCCTGTCGTCATATCGATTTCATGAGCCATCATTCATCTCCTCAATAGGTATCAAATCGAGATTTTCTACTATCCAAATTTTGGTCTGATATTCATCTTCCGATTCTCCAGAATATCCTCCATAACCTGCGACAATGAAGCACTCTGCCCCATCAGTAAACTGAAGACGAAGATAACCTTCGTCGTCATACTGTTCTGGTTTCATTTGTGTGGTAGACGCAATGGTCTTACCAACCAAATCTTCAAACTTCATTTGTTTCTCCTACCCCGCCCGAAGGCGGGAGTTAGTTTAAGAAGTTGTTTCCGTTTCAACTACCGGCGGAAGAGTGTCAACCAACTGGTTGTCCTTAATCATCATGATGGTGGGGATATCGCCATCGGGTGTGAACAGTGCGTCACTACCGTACCCATTCATGTAACGCACCTCGCACTTACTCATCACTTCGGTGAGCTTGTTGAACGTTACCTGATCCATAACCAGATAGCGGCTATACTCAATACGCATTGCGAATTTCATTTTGTTACCCCTATGAACTGCGGCACAATTACCGCAAACAAATTGTGCCGCATAATGGTTTCAATTACAACTACTGACGCACTTTACCTTCGTCAGTATAACCACGAATCGCGCTCACCAAAGGATGGTCAATAGAAAAGAAGTAACATGCCCAAGCAATCGGCTCCTCACCGACCGGAACTTCGATAGTGGATACGAAACGTATATCAGACTCATACACGTGACGGCCTGCGAAATCCTTACGTTCGGTTCTGACCGGTTCCAACTGTTCATAGACATTGTATAACATTATTCTTCTCCATCGCTAGTTTTGATAATCCAACCACGTTTCAATGCCCAATCCATCTGAGCTTTGAATGTGAATTCAGACGCACCTGTTGTACGATACTTCTCATTGGTCGCGTGCCCCTCGTTTTCCCAATCTTTGATCGCAGTAACGAAGTCAGTGTTACGTTCCATTACAGCCATCATGTCGTGACGGATATCACCATCAGGTGCGCGGAGACCGTTCTTAACCCACGAATATGTTCCAACCAGACTGTTATTACCGACTCGGTTGCGACGTTTAGGAGCACCGAATGGATTAACGGCTTCCATTATCTCGTACTCAGTTCCGTATGGCAGTTCCTTGGACTTAAAGACCTGACGCACCAATGCCCGTTTGAATCCTTCGGGTTGGTTGTTTGCAAACTTGGCAGCGGGTATCTCTAGATACTTGATACCGACCATCTTTACATCTGCGAAAGGGGCTTGCTTGAACCATCCTTCGTTCACTACTTTAATGATCTTCATTTTGAAGACCCCTATATTCGCCGTTCCCAGAGGACCGACTTCTCAACGCTTTCTTTCAAGTTGCGCGTTGCTCAACAACTTTCTCTGTTTGTTCCTTTAACGCCCCAACCATACAGAAAAGAAGGCGGTGCAGCACTGCACAACTCAAATATTACGCACCTGTTTTATCATTAGCAACATAATATTTGTCAACTTCGTCACACCATAATTCAAACTCAAGGTTGTCGTAGTTATATCCCTCTTCAAAGAACCGATCGAATTGACCTTGCGAACCACAGGGTGTCTTCTGTGCATACCTCAACAACTTCGTTGCCAATGTGAGACGCTTCTTAAAGTCTTTGTTCTCCTTCTGCAGAACCTTTACAGTCTGCGTCAGCATGTCCGTTCTAGCAGGGCTGAACTGTTGATGTGAATAATTTTCCTTGCAATCATCCCAACCGTTTTCATACGCTTCATTGGCTAGCCTATCAATTAGCGTTTTGACTGACTCTATGTCTACATTGTTCTCTTTCATCTCGCTTCTCCTTACAATCTACACATATCCAACGACGGTTCTTACCATTGTTGAATGAGATATATTCACCACCCTTTACCAATGGTGACCGTTGACAAGCTGAACACCAACGTGTCTCAGGGTCAGCGTGCATTTTGTTAAAAGGCATATCATCCTCTGCAAATGTAATGACCACGTTGATCAAATCCACAGTCCAATAGACCAGGTGGTTCTTTATGAACAGGTTGTTCTTGTATAAACAAGGACAATATTACTCCGCAAATAAAACCCATTGAATCCCCGCTTTCTCTGCCAAGTCTTTTGATGACTGCGAATATTCGCTAAGAAACACCACACGTTTTGCCGACGTATTCATGATCAATTTCATGCAATGGCGACAAGGGCTGACGGTGACGTAGACTGTATGAATCTTTTGTACGTCGGCGCATTGAAGAAGCGCATTCTGTTCAGCATGGATGGCCTCACAAATCTCAAGCCCTTGACCTGAATCATGATCTGCTCCGGCGCATTTGTTAGGATAGTGATGTACGGTAGTCAACCCGTATAGTTCATACTTCGGCCCGGTGAGTTCTTCATTACAATGTGGCAGACCTCGCGCAACACCGTTATATCCTGTCGATGTGATGTGACCATAGATGTCAGTTATGACACAACCAACTTGCTTGCGGATACAAGTCCCCCGCTCAGCAAGGGATAATGCGAGGTCAAGGAAGATCTTATCTTTATCAGGGCGCATGTTTGATCCATTCTAAAATCTTGTGTTCTTGAGTCCATCCGTTACGATGGTGTTCAACGAGTCGCCAAGAACTGTAATTCCACGACATACCTCCCGGCCAATAGATTCTTTCAAATTGATCCATCATGATATATCATCCTTATGGCGGATACTCTTCATCGTCGGAAAGCGCGGTTTATCCTTGCTCCCGGTTGCGAAGAAGGTATAGTTTACGATGATTGAAGGGATGTCGGTTCTTCGCAATAGACCGCCGTTATTCATAAACCAATGTCGATCGAAATCTAAACGCGCCCACCACCAATCACGATCAGCATCACTGAAACCTGTACCGATATTGAACTCAACGCCTGTTTTCAAATCACGTACAATCAATGCACCCATTGTTCCCATCGGTTCAAGGTTCTCTTGGTGCGAAGTGCGCTTTGTCTGACCGAGTTCACCAACGGTCGCCTCGTTTGCATTGTGAAGTTTCTCTTCCATACCGATGACCAATGCTTCGCTATCCTCAAATCGCTTGAGTTTAAGCAACCACCCTTCCTTCGTCGTACTTCGCCCGTTCTTGTACGGCCCGCCGATATCACGCAACATCACACCTTCATAACCCCGCGTAAGATACATGTCTTCGAGTTCATCAATTTCATCTGGTCGCCAAACATAATGATGAGGTACGAGTATCAATGGTCCCTTTTCACCATAAGGTAATGTTGAGAACCTAGTCTCCCAAGTGACTGCAGTCAAGTCGTGTCGGTCAAACACATGGTAATTGACATCAGGTTCACCATCACGTGACATCACACCTGACGTTGTTTTCAGGAAACAGTTTTTGTCAGCAGCAGGACCGACAATCAACTCACCATCGTAACCTTCAAGATGTGCGAACAATTTCTGCACATGACGATTCGGTATCGGCTTGAGACTGCGGCTCATAACGACCCCATCTTTGACAATGGCCCGGATACCATCCAACTTCGGACTCAGTGCTAAAGGGAACTTTAGCTGACTGAGATCTTCCGGTGCTTTACCGGCAAGCATGGGTTTGAATTGACTCATTTGTTCCTCTCAATCAACATTTGATCTGCCATTTCGTAAGCGCACTCGGCGATAGTTTTAACAGAAACAATCTCGGCTTGGGGACTTCGTAAGTAACTGTCCATCGCCTTCGCAGCGAAGTAATCACGAAGCGTCATACCGTCAGTCAAATACTGGAAAACTGTTGTTTCACCAGTTGTGTTGTTTTGTGAAATCTGTGTTCCAGTTGGAAATGCCGGACCTCCGTTATTAGGCATAGTAATAGTCTCCACCCATTGGTGACTTGTACAGATTCGACTCGTCAACGTTTTCACGAGCTTCTTTCCAGTTATCAACCACAATCACCTGCCCATTGGGCACCCATTCCCTTGCATCAATTTCATCTTCAGCAATAAGGGCAACCCGTTCGGTAACTTTACTCTGGCATACCACATACGTTTTAGACATGTTCGTCAATCCTTCTATTATCAATAAGATATTTAATGATGTTCTTCAGCACATCGTTCTCTTGTTGCAACACTAAAATCTTGCGGTCAAGTTCCACACCTTGTTTGGCAAGGAACAACAGACGCTCAAACAATTCATCGTAGCTCATTAGAAAACTTCCTTATCGTTTGCAGGTGTAAATCGATATTGACAACCGATCAGCTCTAACTTGTCTTCATCTGAAATATCGAGTCTGTCTATAACACGGCTAACGATTTCAGTTAAGTTTCTTACCAACGATTCGAGTTGTTCAAGTTGACCACCACCGTCATTAGAATTACGCTCAATCAATTGGTATGTATTTAACTCGCTGACAGTGTAATAAAGTTGATCTAAGACTCTCATTCTAGTTCCTCGATCAGTCGCTGCGTGTTCTTGATACGCGACAACCAATAGTCAACTTGGCGATGCTGTTCGCTGGCAGTTTTCCAATCGCGGTCATCAAGGCTGTTGATTGTCATCTCAAGTGCGATACGCGTCTTTTCAATTTGCTGCTCGACCTTGTCAAGTAGCCACGCTTCAATTTGTTGCTTGGTCATCATGTCTATACCCCTATAAATTACCGTTACATAACGGCCTGCAAACTATAGCGCAGGCCGTTATCGCTTACAACACCATTTTAATCACCGTACCCAATGCGACGCAGTAGTTCTTGGAAGGATTGTTTGCCACCCGCTCCTTGTAGATTACCGCGCCCTGCTGTCTGCAATTGACCAAGAGTCGGCTGACCACCAGAGGCTTGTATCAATTTCTGTATAATCCCCTCATTGGCACCTGAGTTCATCCGTTGACTACCTTGACGCAATGCGTTGAGCAACGAAGTATTAACTGGCGGGGTCGGCCCACCTTGCGGCATTTGCAATCCAGGAGGAGGCGTTCTAGTTCCCTGACCTAACGTCGGCATACGCGCACCGCGACCCAATGCTTGATCAGCACCGGGAGGCATGTACTGACCACGACCAGCGAAAGCGGGGATCTGAGGAGACGGAGGCATTTGACCACCTTGTCCTAGCGGGCGCGGACCTTGCATCTTAGCCAACATCGCTTTGACAGCACCGGGATTCATACCGTCCACAGGGCGCACATTGGATATTGCCGTTGTTGCGCCGGGGTGGTTTACCGCACCACGCACCGCACCAGTAGTTATCCCTGCCCTTGGTAATGCCCTAGGCGCTGCTCCTGCTAATGCGCCTATACCTTTGGTTAGGCCAAGCGCACCGAGGCCCATAAGCGGTTTCATTAAAGGTAACAATTCTTCAGGGTAAGCGCCTTCCACAGCACCTTCACCCATGTCAGGGCGATTGGGAGACAATGCTGCATCAATGTCAGCTTGCATACCAGCATACGGGTCACTTGCCATACTATGTGCTTGGGGATTACCTGGAACTGAAAGACTTTCACCGGCCTCAATCAAATTGGGATTCTTAATTTGAGGATTGAGACGAATGAGTTCGCGAACTTTGACACCGTATTCTGCGGCAATACTTGACAACGTGTCACCGGGTTTGATTTCTCTATTTGAAACAGGTGGGGAGATATTTGCTACGATTTCAGCCATCGTCCTAACTGGGGATTCTTCATCTCCAAGACCTAGTGATTTCAGAGTGCTAGAACGATAATAATCCATTTTGAATCTCCACTTGGCAATAATGCCAAGTATAGCTCAAAATTGAGGTGGGGCGCAGCATCCCTGCATTAACTTTGCTCCTTTCGGTTAAGGTTAATTTGCGCCCCATTGATCTTTACTTCAGTTTGATGAAGTCTTGAATGTGAATTTGACCAAGTTCTTTATCATAAAATCCAACAACAGTGTATTCTCCATCTTCATCCGCTAGATCGAATGCAATTGTTCCAACAGGTACTACGTCTTTAGGGCAATTGGAAATATGTATCCAACTAGGGTCAATCAGTTCGTTCATCACTGTTTACCTGTGCTCCCGAATCCATTCGCACCGCGTTTCGTCTCATTACTGAACTCAGTAACAACTTCCATAAATGGGTGCAATGCAATGGTGAAAACAAGTTGGGCAATGCGATCCATCGGTTGAATATGAACACTGTCATTGCTTTCGTTGTATAAGCAGACAACGATCTCACCTTGGTAGTCAGCGTCAATCAATCCAGGTGTATTGCGAGGCTTTACACCTTTACAACCGAGACCAGAACGCGGCATGACAATGGCACAGGGAATGATCTTGACATTTGTTTCATTACCGTGTTCCAACTCTTCCACAAAACCTTTGGTCGCCATGTTCAGCGCAATCCCTGTTCCAATCTTCTCCTGCCCACCTGGAATAAGCCAGACGTCTTTATCAACACACGCACGGAGGTCATACCCTGCTGCTAAATCAGTTGACGGTTTAAACTCAGTCAACCGCTCATCTAAATATTTGATCTGCATTAAAGCTCCTCAAAGAAAAATTTCTCAATTATTTCAATCAACTTTTGTTTAGAAAACTGACCACCGTGACCTAATTCTTTATCATAAATCCAAACCAAGGTTTCATCTTCAGTGTCATCGTAAATCTCATAGTCTCCTATTTCAAATTTATCCATTAAAACTTCTCCTTACCGTGAGAACAATGTTCTTCAGTTATCGGACAAAATCTGCAATTCCCACCACGCCCGTTCTTTTGCATATCACCAGGATTCTCAGGCCACACGTCAAAGCGGTAGCAACGGTCGATATCTTCGAGCGTTTCTTTAAACGGTTCAAACAGCTTATCCAAATCCTTGCGGTAGAACCAATCACTAACTTGGTCGCTATAGTTCAAGAAGTGGAATGTCACCTTCACCTTGTTGACCTCAGGGTGCGCCGTCATAACCACCCAAGCGTAAAGCTGAAGTTGTTTGGTGATCTTGACCTTACCTGTCTTCCAATCGGCAATTTCACACGAATCACCGTCAATCTTCATCCAGTCAATATAACCTGTATACCAACGGTCAGGGTCTTCGTCGGAACAACGAACCAGTTTATTTTCTTTATACCAACCTTCAAATCTGACAGGAAAATGAGCTAACCACTTAAACGAATACCCGGCTTCACAAATCCCATTCTTCGCTTTGTAGATATCGAGCACACGTTTCCACCGCGCCAATTCAGGATCCCAAACGTCATCACGAATATACTTTTCAATCAACTCGTGCAAACGCGCACCTTCGTTACCCGCCTTGGATTCTTCGCTCTTTATCAACCCTTTGGCACGGACAAGTTCGTATTGCTTGGGGCAAGTCATAAGACCTAGGCTGGAAAATGACCAGCGGTAATGCGGAACTTCGTTCATTTGCGTCTCCATGCGCCAATTGTTTGCCAATGACCGCCTTCAAGTTTCGGCTCTTTGACACACTCCCAACCGTCAAACAACTTGACCAATTCTCGCGCCTTCTCAATATACTCCTTGTTCGTGCGATGAATCTCAAGAGTCACTTGTTTCACAAAGTTAGGAAGCGGTTTGGTCAAGAATGTGTATTCAGCTCCCTCGCAATCAATCTTAAGGACTTCAGGTCTGTGTGTCTTAAGAATGAAGTCAAATGAAACAGTCGGGACTTTTATTTCTTTACGACCTCGTGTCGGGCGCATGGTATGCGAACCTTTGTTGATACCGTCCTCATTGACGTAGAATGAAATCTCACCTTCGGAATCAGACACTGCCAAATGATGAGGGGTCACTTTGTAATCAAATACATTATGAACAAGAAGCTCGTAATTCTCTGGCTCAGGTTCATAGGAGAAAACTTGCTTCGCGTCCTTCTGAGCAAAGTAGACCGACGCCGCACCAAAACAAGCGCCGATGTCCATTACGACCTTGTCCTTAACGTCCATCCAACCGTAAGTACGAGCGATCTCTTTGACAATATAGTCGTCGTACGTTCCTTCGCGTGTCTTCATTTTGCAATTCCTCGTTGATAAGACTTCTTCCAGCCGATACGTACATCAGTTCTAACGCCACCACCCCATGAACCTTTCGTCTCCTTCTCAACGGGTGTCACAAGACCGGGGTATTTCGCTGCCAATGCGAATGCAGCTTCCTTCTGTGTTTCCAACGTGCGGTATTCCTTACAACCACCATCCATGTTAGAACCCGGTTGGTTGTTCGTAAACGTATTGATCTCAACATTCTTGAACCCGTTAGTCAACAGGGTCAACGTAACGTCGAAGTCTTCCATGACCTTCATTGCGGTAAAGTCACAACCTGCTTCAATGAACGATGGTTTGTGAATACCGAACACGCGCATGATACGAGTGTTCTCGCTCCACTCACCTTCCTTACGATTGTTACCCTCGCGTGATGAAATACCGACCATTGCATAACCACTGTCGATATGATCTTCAATCAAGTTCACCATCGCACGGAGATCTTCGGGTGTACAAGGTGTCAAATACAACGGATTGTCGGTTCGCTTACCGCGACGGGCAAAACTTAGGTCGTCGTCCATCATGATAACTTTATCACCCGGATGGTAATCCATAATAAATTGACGCGTGTGACCAATACCTCGTTTGACATTATCTGGTTCGATGATGACTTGAAAACCTCGTTTGAAAAGATATTCAGCTTCAGTATCTCTACAAACGAGAGCGAAGTCAATCCCTGCTTCTCGTAAGGCTTTCGCAGTCTCTTGGCGATCAGTTCTTCCTAGGGTCGGAATGTAAATCATATCTTCTTACTCCTTGTCTTCTTGACTACAAGTGGGCGTTCTTTAAGACCGATATCCATCAACAAATCATTTACTTCGTTTGCATACCAATTGTAATCCACATTGTTAGGAAAGTCAACAGGTAAATTCATGCAAGCAATTGCTCCATCGGAACGCGGTACTTTGTTACCAGACTTGACGTAATTGATTGTACCGGGTGAGTCTGTCCCATAGAACCAACGTACAGTCTTACCCAAATAAGTTCCAGCTTGGACACCTCCACCACGAACAGCGCGGGTTGTTAAAAACCTACTAATCTCCTTACAATTTAGTATCGTTTCCTTTGGATCAGTACCGTCTTTAAGGAATGCGATCAATGCTTCATTGCATATATCGTTCTGTGGGTTCTTTTGCAAACCTCCGGGGCTAAAGGTTCCTTTAGTTTTCACCTTACCGTCAGTCTTAATTGCGATGTAGTTATTCACATCGCGCGAATACAAGCCGGAGTAATATGTGTCTTCAAACTGGAACTTTGAGCGGCGCTCAAAATCACGTACGATTAAATCAACATCTTGACGTTGCTCTTTTGTGTAATACATCACAATACCGTCAGTATTGGCTGACACAATTTGAATGTCATTAAGCTCAAGTTGTTCAATCAACATCAACAAGGTGAGCTGACCAGTGACTGTAACTTGAATCATTAGGTCAGGGGCGTACAGTGCTGAGTAAATAGAATTCAACTTGCCGAATGCGCCGTTAATCGTGATGCGAAGACCGTCCATTGTAACGACGCCGCGCTCAAGTTCTGCAATCAGTTCCTTAGTCAATTCTTCAAGGATGGCGTGTATTCGCTTGACCGTACCTTTTGCACCGACGCGGCGATCAACCAAGACCTTGAACACTTCAAGAAAATACGGACCGAGGTTCTCAGGGAACAACCCTTGATTCAGGATGATGGTTGGGTAATACGACGTAACGTCAATGTCGCGAAGTTCGTAGTCATCTTCATTGGTAAACGATCGCTCACTTTCTTGTGAGTGTAAACCTCCCATCCCTAACTTGTAAACACTCTGATTAATCTCAATCAATGTGTCAGCAAGTTCTTTAGTCATTTCAATCTGACCGTTGGTCTTAGCAGTAAATGGTGATCGGCGCACCATTTCAAGCACTTCTTGCAACTGAGGCGTTTTGTAACTGATGTAATCAGGAACCTTGTAAAAGAACTGTCTCTCCTTTACCGAAGGTTTGACAAGTTTCTTACCTGTAAGGCGAAACAACTCAGCTTTGATTACCGCTTCAGAAACCTGAGCGTCGGACTTGGAACGCAAGTCAGTGCGATACTCAGCAGACATAACTTCTCGTAGTTCAATACGACCCTTGACCTGATTGAACAATTCTCGTGTTGTCTCAAGGTCGTTTAAACAATAGTCAGCGACTTCCCGCATTTGTTGCCGTGTCAAAGGTTTATCAGGGTCATAAGGAAGACCCTGCAACTTTGGCATGTGCATACGCGCACCATACGCCTTGAGGCTAACCATAACGCCCGGTGCAACCTCTTTAATGTCAATATGGTCGTAGCTCAGTGCATTACACTTGAAATGCTTGTAAAAGTTCCAAGGTTTCATGTCATGCACAATTATAGCATCACTGGCTTCCTTCAACTCAGCACACTCCCTACCTGCAAGAGCCAAGCTGAGAATCGGGAAGTCATAGTTTACACCGTTGAATGTGACGACTGTATAGCTATTCATGATACGGCGGATACCTTCGATGTCAAGAACAGAATCGTCGTGCATCTCATATTCACGAATCTTACCTTCCATATTGATAAACTTGGCAAGGAAGAAATTCGGGTAAACTTCAAGGTCGAGGAAGATAGGGTCAGTCATCGTCTCTGTCTGCAAAGAATTCCTCTTTGCGCCTCCTAACATATTGTTCGTAAGTTTGTTTGGATTCAAGCTCACCATCACACGCTTCGCATAACAAAACCATTTGTGTGTCTGTTTCCTTTGAACCCCAATATTCATATGGACCGATACCTACGTCAGTCCATTCACCATCAACGTTCTCACCGCAGTGCGGACAGATCATTTTATTCATGCCCCCATTGAAAACCACAATCGTGACAAACCCAGTAGTCGCATTCATCAGCTAATGCGTCTGCATCGTGGTGATAATGGGCAGTGTCGTCGCTATCACATTTTGGGCAAGTTACCCAGTCGTAGTAGACTTCTTCCTTGTTTTCATCCATTTCATAACCCCTATAGAATACCTTTGTTTACTTGCGGCAGGTACATAATAACCCTACCGCAAGTCTTTTACAACAGCTTAAACGTCGCTATACTCAGTACGTGAACCACGAGCATTTGATTGATAATGGATGTCAAACTCAAGCAATGCACATGCCCCTGTGTCGTTATCCAACGCGTCGCTAGAAGCTAACCTTGATATCTTCCACATGATACAACATGAATCGTTGAAACCAGTCATGTCAATTGGCCCAAATGCAACGAGTTCGTGTTTCTTTGCATTATTTGGATTCACCTTAGTGACCGTTGACAATGTTGTATAAGTTCCATAAGCATTGACGAAGTCACCGAACACATTGGCAATGTCATATTCAAATTTCCAACGGGTGTTGTTAGCAGAAGCATTGATAAAACGCAAATGAATATGAGGATGTATTTCAGTTCCATTTGCCCAAGCGTGCGGCATCTGAGCAATTCCAGCGATTGTATTGTCGGTATTGCCTGCGAATTCAAGCATCCCAGTCGCATTACTTACGGTCGGTGGAGCCGACGCTCCTGCGGGATTAATGCCTTGAGATGGGAAACGTAGATCGTCCCAAAACAAACCTCGGTCTGAACCCATGACAAGCCACCCACTAGGGTACGCCTTCAATGTCACTAAGGTTTTCTCTGTCAACGGGTAAACCCCATTAACATCATTTATCAGATCGGTTCCATCGGGCAAAATATTGACTATATTCGCTCCTGTCGCATAGACATACAACTTCCTTCCATTGATAACAGAAGGAAGTGTGATATCCACATCACCGGTAGATGTGTCAACAATGAGATAGTCATCATTGTTAGACACTGTATAATCAGCATTGACATTCTTAACCTTCTCAAGTGAGTTCAACCATAACAATGTGTCCCGACTAGGGAACCGATCTGAAGCATGGTAATGCTCTTGATTGTCAAACATCTCATCTATCCTGATCTACGTAACCGTCTGACAACGGTTCTTCACCGCCCCAAAAGTTCTTCAACATCGGACTGATAGCACCCTCATTGGTAATGTGATGATCTAACGCAGCCTTCATTGAATACTGACGCATCATTTCTTCACGCAAATGTTCAGGAACACCTGTCATAGCGTCTTCACGCATTTTGTCCATTTTAAATGACAATTGCTCTTGATAGTCATCGGGGTATTTCTGTTTATCGATCAGAGAATCATCAGTAGGGTGTTTGACACTTTCCGCAGGACGAACCCCTTCCATATTAATATGGATAGCTTTTTCTATATTGTATTCAAGTTCAATCAGCTTCTCAATAAAATGAATGGATTTTTCAAGGTCCTCTTTACCGTTCTTAAGATGATATCGCTCTAAATATTTCGTTGCACATCCTACAAAGTAACCGCGACCATATAGACGGTACATTCTATCCCAATGTTGTTCGCCATCTTTTGGATAGTGAGTACCGCCCACTTGTTTATCATTTGCGCTCATTTGGATTCTCTCTTTTCCAACCATTGTTGACAAGCTAACCGCCAGTCTGTTGCCTGTATTGCTAGCGTATAGTATAGCCCGTTTTTATTTTCCTTGTGTGCCCGGTGCGCCATCGCCATTGGCTTTGCGACGTAGTTAAAGAATGGATCCATGTACTTCACACTCCGCCACGGTTCTTCCATGAATGTGTATAAGTCACTCATCCAGCTTTCTTTATTGCTTACCAATGGGAACGGTGCGACCTGTCCGTTCTTATACGGGTCATCTACAGTCAGCGGTAAATCGTGACACTTGTTCCAATGGGGAGTGAGTTCTGTGTACACGTGCATACAGTTGCTGATCTGCCAATAACGCCCAACCTTAACACCGATCATTGATGCAACATATTCTTGAATCACGCTCATGTGAACTGCATTTGCGCCCAATGCGCCAAGAATAAAATCATTACTACGATTGTAAACAGTCCAGTCGAGATAACCATCGCGAATACGCGGGACGATAGTGAGGTTGCAAGCCTTGTCTAAAGTTTCTTTACCAAGGTCGTCGGTGTCCCATATCTGCAAGACGGCTTGACGGTCGTCTGGATTTCTTCTGAGAAGTGTAATGACTTCGTCGATTTGGTCACGTCCAAAATGCGATCTGAGTCGGTGACCGTACGCGGCGTTGAAACGATCCCCATCGTCGCTATACTTCCGCATTTGGCTATTGTATTCATCAAGGAATTCAACATCATCTCTTCCTGCGAGCATCCAAAGACTCTCGAATAAATGAAAGAAGGGGTTGGCATCTCGTTCAGCAGAGAATAAAACTCTTTCGTCAGGTCTGTCGTACTGGACGGCGGTTGGAGACATGATTTCGAGTGTTGGTCCATTTCTACTATCCCTTTTCACACCGTTGTTTTTCAAATGAAACAATCCCAATGGGAAAATATCATTTACATTTCTACCGCGAATACTCAGCATTAAATATCTCCTTTGTTGTTTATTGCGTCACAATCAAGTGATTGTAACACACTGAAAACTCCAAGTGCCAACTGGTCAATCGCCATCTCATTGTGATTATTATCTGCGTCTCTTAACTCACGAATGTTAAGACGCTCAACAATGACGTGTATCACCTCGTGCCAGAATGTTTGATTCATCATCTCAATAGACTTACTGTTGTCTATGCGAATCGACTCCTCAACATAACTGACTTCACCATAAAGGTCAGTACGCTCTTTATTATGGCTGACCAAATGCCCGCCGTCAACACCCGTTACTTCAAAAGGTAAACCACAGACTTTAATTTTCATTTTGCACCCGGATAATGTGAGCGAGGACGACCTTCACCATTCTTGACACGTAGATATTTATCGAACTCACAATTACAGTTCTGTATGTTGTGCGCGGGTAATAGCCAACCCAATTCGTCTTCAATTAGCAACCTTTGCTCATTTATCTCTTTCAACCCTTGATCTTGACGCAACGCTTTCTCAACCGGGCGACCGTGGTAACGGTTAAGACCGCGAATTGACCCTGGGCCGAGCGGAGCCCATGCCCACCAATCACTGGCCCCGTCAAGTAAAGGTGTAAACTTAAGATCAGCAACGACTTGTCCTGCCATGAAACTACCGAGACCATCGAACTGACGAAGATGTTCCCAATATTCTTCAAGAGATTCTTGAAAATTTAGGTTAGGTCGATGATTGCGTGTTATCGGAGCACGACCTTTCTCCCAGATAGGAGTCAACACACGATCAAGAATGTAATCAACTTTGTCCATGCTGACACCGTTGGTGCTGACAAGATACGCGCCTGTAAAGACTTTACCTTCTTCAACATCACGAATATGTTTCAATTGAACACGAGCTGCGTCTTTCCAACCATTGAAATTATAACCACTCGGAAACATGATTCTAGACAATGTCGGAGGCCAATTGAACAGGCGGGCAACGATCATAGCAAACCAAAGATTCGGATGGTCACGATATGGATCAATCCAGTTCTTTTTAATCCAGATTGAGACAGTGTCTTTCTCGCGTTCGACATTGCAGAACTTGTAAGTTTGAAATATCGGATCATCACTCCAAGGTTTAGGATAACCGTGTTCTTTCTTCACGCGGATTGACTCACGCTCTTTGATCCAATATACAAACAGCTTCTGCATTTCATTAAGTTCGCTCATTTGACTAAGCTCCAAATAATGTAAAACCAACACACGACAGAAGCAATTAGTGAATTTAGAAACAAGATCGATCTAATCGCATACTGTGTTTCATAAGACAAGTTGTACCACCATTTGTGCATCATTTTGCTAAAATCCTTATCAAATGTTTAGCTTGCGAAATTGCATCGGATAGTGCGTTGTGATGAGTTCCTTCGCGTTCCATTTTAATATGTGGTGCTAATGACTTCATAGTACGATAACAACGATCGTTATAATATTCCCACGGAACATCTAGCACCTTGTGTCTGCGATAAGCGTTGGCTAAAATGACGTTATCAAATGAGGCACCATTTCCCCAGACTTTGACATCATCAAATTTTGACATATAGTTATTAAAATCTAACAACACATCGAATTCATGTTCACCGACACGTTCAAACTCTCGTTGCGCTTCTTTTGTTTGAGCCATCCACCAAAGAACAGTAGACGTATCCATAACTCCACCGCATTTAACAGAAGTATCCAAGTCAATCACGTCATAGAACTTTTCGCCCAGTTCTCCTGTTTCAATATCAAATGCCACAGCACCAATCGCAATGATCGCGGCGTTGGTACTCGTACCCATTGTTTCAAGGTCTATCATCACATTGTTCATGTTTCACCTTTGTGTAAATACGTGGTTTTGAATACGCCGAGTTTTGAGTCACTTCTTTATGCTTAATCATCTTCTGAATCTGAGCACTTATTGTGTCTATAGTCAAACCTGTTCCGGCAACTAAATCTTTAGCCATGAACGTTTCAGGTACAGTTTCTAATAATTGGGCGCGTCGTGCTTTTGCCAAACGTGCGACCCGTTCATTACGCTTTTTAACCGCTTGATACTTATCAATCATCATTGCGATTCGCTCCAAAAATCAAAGTAAAGTTTACTCGAAGGTTGAACAATTGTCAACTTATCTTTTGCCCTTGTTACACCAACGTAAGCAACACGACGCTCATCATCAGGTGACTTTATAAACTCTTGATGCGATTTATAGGCCATATCTGACAACAACACGACATGTGATGCTTCACCACCTTTTGCAGAATGTATCGTACCTATTGAGGTTTTTGGTGCATGGGTTAGCTTGTAACCATTCGAGAGCACTAGCCTGTAGTAGTCTATTAACCCCTGCCCTATACCGCTGCACACATTGTACCACGGTGCCAAGTCTTTTAAACCATACTCATCACGCAACTTGGCAAAGTCAAACATATCAGTATCTTTAACATTGGCAATGCGAACTTTATGGCCGCGAGCCAAATATTCACCAACGTGCATCGCATCGTACATTGCTTTGGCTTCTGCACCAGTTATTGATTCAGTTTTACGCAACTTCTCAACAGCGTAGATCGCTTTAACGTGAGCAGAGTGTATTGATGAACGACCGTATTTTCCAACATAAGGCATACCGATCATCATAAAGTGTTCAGCAATGCGCTTTGTCAAAAAGTTGTTACGCACAAGAATCAACGTATCTTCATTAGCATCAAAATCAATGTTCTCAAGCGAATTAACAAAGTCAACTTGACCTTCAACATCACGACTATTAAACGGTTTATCAAATCTGCTTTCAATTTTGGACACCAAACCTTTCGCCAATTCATGAACCGAACGAGGTAATCGGTACGATTGACTTAGAACCTGCTTTTCACCTTCAAGCGCCAAGAACGACTTTATATCAGCACCGCTAAAACGATAGATTGACTGATCATCGTCACCAGAGATTATCGTCTGCTTAACGTTCTTGAACGCATGTTGTAATACCGACCATTGCAAACGCGACAAATCTTGAGCTTCGTCAACAATAGCGTAGTGAGCATTAGAGCTATCACACATATGAATGTAAGCATCGAGCATGTCAGTGAAGTCCATAACATACTTGGAACTTTTGAAATCTTGATACCCTTCTTGGAATCGTTCAAGTTCTTCCCATTCGCATTCAACATAGTTCTCCTCCCAGATCTCACGCAACGGTCGTTGTTGCACCCGAGCAAGGTTGTCAAGAAACAATAAAATGTCGCCTTTCTCGCTACCTACCGGCACACCTTCAGCTTCATCCCACGTACCTTCAAAACGATAACCCAACCATTCACCTAACTCACGATAATGTTCTTTACCTATAACATCTGCTTTACCAATACCGAGTGCTGCGAAACACATGGCATGAACTGTCTTGAACATCGGTAATTGTCTTGCTTTAATATTGAATCTATCTGCTGCGCGTTCTGTTGCCTCACTAACCGCTTTCTTTGTAAAACTGACAAACGCCACTTTGTCAGGCGGTACTTCTTTCTTAAACAATTCGTCAACGTGATTTAAAACTGTCGTCGTTTTCCCGGTACCTGGAGGACCAAGTATTACCGTTTGATTATCAGAAATCCTCATGTTCACTTCCTTTTTCTGGCACGGCTAATTTACGTTCTTTAGACTTAGGATCATATATTGTGTTCGGTACGCACCACACTGTTTCAACACCCTCTCGTACCAAGGTCACACCCAAGTCCGTCATAACCAACCATATCTTACGCGGGTCATATTTCATGTTTTGCCGTTCAAGAAAGCCCATGAAATCTATACCACGGAACAAATAACTTTCATCTTTAGGGAACCAACGGCCCATTCGTATTTCAGAAGAGGCTTTTCCAGGTGGGGTCATTGCGAAGAATTTTGGCAGGTAGTCTTCAACCCTATCTGTCATCCGCGTCTCACGCGGCATATCTATGATCTCTATTGCAGATAACTTGTTTCGTACAAATTTGTCCCAGTCCTCATTCTTCATGCGCCCTGGAATCTTGTTTATAGCGTTGACACAAACAACTTTGAAACGGTCTTGATTTAGTAGGTCTTCCGTCTCTATCTCTGTACGCACACCCTCTAATGACAATATCCACATCGGTGGTTGTGAGTTCATTTTTGTTACTGAGTCAAGCGCAATACCAACATCAATATGTTGGAAAGCGTGAATGCCAAACTCTCTTGATTTACACGTTTCACGATTGCAATTGTTACAGAGTGGAGTGTTGTTGCATGTGTACGAATAATTCTTCTTCTCAAGTGACTTTACAATCGCACCGACTTCACGGTGATTAAGCGGTGGGTTGATAAAGTTATGGTTGAAGTTATTGAGTTCATCTTCCCATGTTGATTCGTACTTGACACGAGCATAAACACCCAAGTTGAACAACACGTTGTTCCGCTCACCCATCCCTGCTTTTTGCCGTATGATTGACTGCAAACAAGGCGGACCGTCTTCTATTTCAGACTGAGTTGCTGGTACAACAAAGTCCGTAACCATCTCAAGCTGCATTGACTCGACATACTCAAGAAACTCTACAGAACCGAGTTGTTTACCGTCTTTTATTGCGTAACGCTCTGTATCATCACCGCAGAAGTACGGCATGTTGAGCCAATTGCCAATATCTGTTTTGTTGGCTAACCGTACTTGTTTTGGATAAAACTCACGTTCACCTAGGTCAAGGGCAAAACTCGCCTCTGCCATCTTTGCTCGCACTTCCGAGCAAGGAACCCAGTCTTTCCAGAATGCTGTAAGATGAGCCCCGCCTGACTTTGTCTTGAGTACGACAAACGGCATGTCTAACGCTTTGACTTTTTGCTCAAGCTCAATTAAGTCTAATGGGTAGATGTCAACATCAATTGCGCCCCATACGCACATCCCATCATCGTTAATTGGGATGACACCCAGACCTTCTGTACCTGCTAAATGCTTTTCCCAACACTCAACATTGTAAGCCTCGTGTAAGGTTTGATTAGTTGATTCTCGCTTACCTTTTGAATTGATTCTAGTGCTTGTTTTGTTCTTGCCACGTGCTCTATCTAAACCACGATAGATATTGAAAAACCTCTCAGCAAAGCTCATAACGCGCCTTTGTTATCTATATAACCCTATGTTTAGGGCGGGCTAATAGTGTACTGCCAACAAGCCTGCCACTGCAAACTCTGTACGGGCCTCTCACCCATCCGGATCTCATTTAACGGCTACAGATCTCCCTGCCGCTGATCAATTAAGATCAGAACTTCTCTTTCTCGTTTGACGGAGATTCAACGTTCATGTTGCGTTCCACCTTGGCAAGGCCCGACTTGACTGTGTGATTGAATGCCTTGGCTTCAAGGTATTCGGCACTGTCAGACGGAATCTTGTCACCGAGCTCGAACTTGTAACCGAACCAAGAACCTTTGTCATTGCTCTGAGCAACGGTCTTGACACGATAGTAACGCGAGAACATCGGGGCAGTTTCGTACATGCCGGACACAGGGTTCTTTTCCTTCTGACCTTGCATCATTGACATCCAGGTTTTGGACGCTTTGATTTGGCTAGAGGACAAACTCATGATAGCCGGAGACAACTGACCATTGTGGCTGATCAACACGTAGTGATTACGTGTGTCGCTGAGTTGGTGACCATTGGGTAACATATTGCGACCCTTGTCATCACGTTCAGTTTGCGAAACAAGCGGGTCATTCGGACTGTGCTCACCAAAGAAACCACCACCGGACTCACGCAGACCCCATTCGATGAAGCGTTGCGTGTAATGACAAGGGATGATCAGAACACCTTCATCGCCGAAACAATCTTGAGTGACGCTGTTGAAGAGCATTCCTTCTTCAGCACCCTTGATGTAGGATCCATCGGACTTCTTGACTTGCGGGGAACCAGATTGCAGAATGCTCAAGAACGGAATTGCATACGATTCTTGACTGGTTTCCTCAAAACCACTACCTGCATCTTGAGAATACTGCTCATCAGCAAGTGCAACAGCGGTTTCAGCTTTTACTGCGACTTCATTGGTTTTTGCCATTTCGATTTCCTTTTAAAACGGTTAGTTGGTTGTGACCGTCTCTCCGACCTGTCATACGAATCATTTAGATACAGGCCCGCAGAACGTCTGTACCGAGCGATCGTATATGCTCGTGCTCATCTTTACTACGAACACTGCTGTCTCATCACTCACCGTCCGTGTCGTACATTACACGTCGTTGGTGCGTCACGCATTGTGAGACTTCCCGCACTCACATCAGTTGTTAGTGTCTAGAATAACAACTGACGAACAGTGTTCGTAGTAAAGATGACCGCTTACGCCGGTCAATCGGCACTTGTTACGACTTAATGCGGCTATGCTCGCCCGGCCACTACGTCTCGTAACTAACGCCACACCGTTAGACAAGTCAGGTGCAGAATGCTCATTTAACGACAGTAGGATTGTCAGCCTGCCAGCAAAGTCATTATTTGATATTGAAATTCCTCGGATAGTAAGTCTTTACATCAGAACTCATCACTGTTTCCATTGTCTTTCTAGGGTCAACCCATCCGAATCTGTAACCGTTGACAACAGGTAATTCAGATTCAAGTTTACTTTGAAAAAGTAGGAAATCAACAACCTGTTTAAACGTCATTTGCTTATCACCGTTGTTTTCACAACGGAAGCTCCGAACAATTCCAAATCAAATTCCAAACCTTTTGTAATGCGCTCTTTAACAAAGGCTTTAAGAGTCTGCGGGTGGATGGTAGACTTTACGTCAGCAACCACTCCCGCTTCTGTTAACATATCAAGAACTTTTTGAGCTTCTTGGTCTTCACCTTTGCCAAAGTTTGCCGCTACAACGGTTTTAATAATACCATCAAGACCACTCTGGCGCAACCATTCAAAGCAAACATACAGGTTAGCTTCTGGAATTGAAGCGAAGTACGCGTCTTTGATCGACACCTTGTAACCGTTGTCCAAAGTAAATGATTCAATGCCCATTTCAGCCATCATGTTCGGCACGATTTCTTGTGACTGCTTGCGTTGTTTCTCTTTCTCAATCTTCAACGACTTTTCAAGTTCTTCAATCGTTTGCTCCATCGTTTGCTGGAGCTTTGCCGCTACAATCAAATCTTTTAACTGGATCATTCTGTATCTCCAATATTTAAGATGTGGAGTGCAAGAATGACTTTTATAACTTCTTCAACTGAAACACCTGCGCTATTTGCAATATCTTGCAAAGTAGAATATGCAGATTGTTCGAGTTTCAAATCAACGAGTTCATAATCCATATTTCACCTATAAAATTAATCTACCGCTTGACCCCATGCCTGAACAGTGATCGGCAAATACTTCCGTTGCCGTTTGTCCCATTTAAGGATCTTAAAAGAACCACTGTTGATGTCGGCTGCAACAGCGCAAACAGTACCGATCATAACAGGGTCACCTACCGGAAGGATATAGTCATCATCACAAAAATCCTTAAGATCATTGCGAAGTTGACGCACCATCGGTACACTTAGAAACATTGACTGGTTATGCTTAGTCAATATCTCGATTTCACCATACTCCATCGCAGGAGTAATGTCAAACATTGGAGTCGCCTTACCCTCTCGATATGTTAGCGGTTCGGTGACGCAGAAAACTTTACTCATTACAACCTCATCGTTTGCACTGAGATATCTTTCTTGTCTCTCAGTATTTTAACTATCTTTTCATCCATTGTGTTCTCAGCAATAATATCTAAACAAACAACAGATTCAGTTTGTCCAATACGATGCTGACGATCCTCACTTTGTACTCTATTGCGGTAACTGAAGTCGTTCGAGTAATAAATTGCCAAATGACTATTGGTCAAATTCAACCCGACACCACCTGTTGCCGTATTGCTTACAAGGTAACGCACTTTACCGTCTTTGTAAAGCTGCATTTTGGCCTCTCGGTCAGTTGTGGCACCGTAATAGGTGATACACTCGTCGCCAAGAATCTTTTCAATCATTCGTATTTCATCAGTAAAGCGACACCAAATAATAGCTTGACCAACGTGGTTATCAAGAGCAGTCAACAATGCCTGGATACGAGGATTGTCCTTTGGATCTTTAAATAATGGTATAAGTCCTTCGGTTGTATCGCCAGGAAGAAATCCTGCCAAAACTTGTTGTAGACGTAACAATAACGTCAATTTATGAACCACGGTAACTGAATCATCTTCAAGTTGAACCTTTGATTCTTTTACCAATTTATCATATATTTGACGTTGTTTCTTTTCAAGGTCATAATAGATGGATTCGTAAATCTTATCAGGCAAATCAGAGTGATCAGCTTTCTTACGTACAACACAATAAGGACGGATCACATCTTGCAACTTGTCAAGATTCTTCCACATCGGTTTACCTTCTTTATCTTTCTCAACCAATGTTGGAACCCAACGAGCACCTTTCGCCATGATAGCCAAAACAGTCGGATGGGTGGGAGGTAGGATGTTGGCGTAGGTGTGTTTGAAACTGGTGAAACTTTGACCAAATATATCAGTGTCAAGGAACGTGAACTGCGAGTACAAATCAAAAACACTATTGTTGATCGGTGTACCTGTCAATATGCGTTTGTATGCCGCTTTGTCACCTAATTTGAGCAATGTCTCAGTGCGTTTGGCAGAGGGATTCTTGATAGTGTCAGACTCGTCGATCACCAATAAACAATCAGACGCGTTTAGAAAACGCTTCAAGAACAATTCTGCTGCTGAGTTCTTACGTGACAGCGACTCGATATTCATGCACAACAAACGAAGTTGTGGTCCTGGTGCGAATAATCGTTCGCATTCATCAATTGACTTTTGATTACCAGATTTCCAAACACCAACGCGATAGTCCATACCATCAGGCATATCGTTGGGAAAGTCCTCACGCGCCCATTTGGTATGTATGCCATTGGGTGCAATGATTACAACCGCGTTGATCTTGCCTTTGGAATACAAGTAAATCGCTGTATCGTTCGTTACTTTGGATTTACCTAGACCCATTTCGTATAGAATGGCAAATTGGCGCAGATCTTTTGTGCGTTCAAAATCTTCTAACTGGTAATCACGTGGTTTTCTTTTGAATATCATTTACAGTCCTTTTTGTCTTACCCTTGATTTGCCAAGGTTCAACGTAAACACAAACAACTTCCCTATCATTAACTTGTGAAGCAACCAAAGCCAACCTTTGGTCTTCACAACGCGGTGGCGTTTGAACAACGGATTGTTGACCAAAGTAGTAACAAATCCAACCAACGAAAATTAACAATAACCATTTCATATATGCCCCTATAAACACAGCCATTTTGGCACAAACCAATGGTCACAGCAACCGCCACCATAGGTCTCATTTTATCAAGAAATATTTCAATAAAATTGCCAACACGTCCCCCCTAGACAACGTATAAACTCGTCCTTAAGACGTCATGACGAATTTGTAAATAATAACCATTATCATCTATAATAACCCGCATGTTTAATAACATGGTCTTACCTACTTTATAATTAATAAACAATAAGTGTTGCAGCAAATTTTATTTTGCACTCTCTCGACCGCTAATATTGTAACTGTTTAATTAAATAATAATTTACCCTATATGGCGCTCAAACAGTGTTACTGTTTAGTTGCCGAGTTTGCTGTACTGTGCCGCTAAACATACCTGCCAAAAGCCTAGCATAAACCCCATTTTAAACGCGTCTGGACGCTGTTTTGTTAATGCTCAACCTATAGGGTGGGGTTACCCTATGGGCCTGTTTGCTCATTGCTGGTTAAACCTACCGGGGTTCCTGAAAGAATCCTGAGTTTGAACGCCCATTCCTTTATCATCCTCATCAGAGCTACCGCCAAGTTCTTTTATCAAGGCTATGACACTAGCTAACTCAGGGCCAGACTCCCTCGCGCTACCGATACCAAAACGACCTAACGCTGAAGTCATTTCAGGAACAGCGTTACCGAAATAAGCATTTTTTCCAAAACGTGTACCAGACAACATGGCGGTTGGAGCAACGACTGCGGCTAACATCTCTTGTAGACCTGCTGCGGTCAATGAACTTGAATGAGTTAGACCTTCATCAACCTTGCCCAAGGCCGCACCGTGACGATTCATTGTTGAAATTGCATCAACGACATTTGAAGCATCGTATGGGCCATATTCGCTTAGATATTGACGAACCAAATCTACCTTGTCGGTATCCGGATTAGTCACTATTCTTGCTGTATCAGGTGCACCGTGTTTGGCAACTTGTTTAAGATCGTAAACAATATCTGATTCCTTCCAAGGAAGTACCATTTCTTTCCATTGTTTATTCGCATCATCAAACAGTTGTTTTCCTTGACCAACAGACTTATAACCGCCCCACGTATTCAAGTCATCGGATGTACCATCCAACAACTTGGCGAAACGACGAGGTAGATTTCTATCCGCCATCTTGGTTGAACCAGGAACAGGAGTTGAGATCGCTTTAATTGAAGGAGTCAAACCACCTAAAGATTTACGAAGTTCGTGATATTGTAAAACAGGAATCGATTTCAATTTATTCATCGGTGTATCTACAATGAATTGCAATTGATCGCGAACAACTTGGTCAGGAATCTTATCTACAAAACTAGGATCGTGACGCAATATTTCTGTCAAAGACGTCTTCAATCCATTCGGGCGTAAACCTGGAAGAGCTGGATTAGAAGAAACAAAATCTTCAAATGGTTTCCAAATTTCGTTAGAAGCATTGTTCATTGCTTTATTAGTTTCATTGACCGCTTCTGTTACCGCATTTGTACCTTTGACTTTATCGGGTACTATCAAACGACGCAGTTTCTCTTTCTCACGGGAAAACGCGCTTGCTCCAGTCGGTAAATGAGAATGCAAGTTCTCAGCCATACCCATGAGCGTTGCGGTCTTATCGAGATCTCCAACACGCGGGCTAAGACCCATTCCGGTCAATTTTTCATTGAGATCTCTTGCAGAACCCTTTGTTCCCCAGTTACCCATATAACCTTTGACAGGTTTTATCAATGCTTCCATTCCAGCAGAACCCAATCCCGCCCCTATGGCTCCGGTAGCACCGGCAAGACCTCTATCGGCAGCAGAGCCTTCAGTTGTTCCTGCTTCATAAGCACCGGCGATACCAGCATTTACCCCCGCTCTACCAAGAAGCGTTGCTGCTCTACTTGCGGGTAAAGCTAATCCCGGCGCAACCTCTCCAATAAATTGCCCCGTTTTGGCATACCCTGAAACAGGTGACAATTTGTTTGCGATACCATCGTTCCAATACTTGTCGTTTTGTTTACCTTCTTCCCGCATTTGTTGGCGAGCATTCTTTGAATAATCATTACCCAACAATTCACCGCCAGCCAATACAAGATCTTTTACCCCACGATAGGCTCTATTCAACCCACGACCCGTTCCGATTCGTAACGCTTGAATTGGATCAATATCTTTGGCATAGTCAGGTAATTTGAATGAATCTTCTGATACAAAAGAAGGTTCTTCGAAATTATCTTTCTCAGGAGTATAAACCATAGAAGGTTCAACAAAGTCGCTCATGACTACCTCTTTAGCAATTTGTCAGGGTCTGCCAAGTTTTTAACGCTGTTGTCGGCATAAGATTTCCAACGAGCATCGATGTCTTTTGGTAAATTTCCACCATTGGCTATTCTAGCACGTTCAATCCAAGATTGCTTATCTTCAACGTCAAATGCCCAATTACCAGTTGGCAATAAACGATACTTCAAAGCATGAGTCGGTGTTGTATCACGTTTATAACCTTGGAAAGTGTTGCCTTTTGAATCATAGAAATTAATCTTCTCATTAATGACATCGCCCATTGTAGCGTTGGCAAGTTTCATGAGAGCCATTACTTTCAAGTTACCTTGAGGAGTGTTGCGAAGATCACCAACAGACTTTTGAGTAACAATCAAGTCAAGGTTAGATACGGCTGTGCCTGCACCCAACGCCTTGATCTTATCACGGACAAGTTCCATCATCTTAGAATAATATGCCGAGTCATTACCGGCATATTGTGCCAAAGATGAATTTGGATCAAGGTAGTTCATGTAACCACCGATCTTATTCAGTGCTTCATGGGCAGCCCCTGAATTCAATTTATCGGATTCTAACAAACCTTCCATCGAAGCGATTTGCTGGTTAGCGTTTGCGAATGAATCTAATCTTGTCTTGTAATCTTCATAAACTTTGTACTCACCTTCACCCATTGACTTTTCATTGGCAAGTTGTTGAGGAGTTCTTAATTGAACGGATGCTGTTTTTGGCTGAACTGTTGTTGGAGCGATATTTTCCGCAATGGTGGGGGCAGAAGTCTTTAGCCAATTGTCAAAAGCCGGTACATCTTCAGGGGACATACTCTTACGAACGTACTCGATATACTTTGGATCTTTGAACTTAGCCAATTGATCTGGTGTAAATTTAAAATCATGCTCAACTTTCTTAGCTTCCGACACTTTTTGTTCACCTGGACGAGTCCAAGCGCCATCAGAAGGAACCGGGTCTGGGCTGCCAATGCGAACCTTGTTTTTAGCCATTGCTTTTTGAAAAGTAGATTCTGTTTGTTCAGTAACCCACTGCAAACGAGATTGATCATCGGGGAATTTCAAACGATCATTCATCGACTGTGTTACGAAATGGTCAAATATCTTACCGTACAATGGTGAATTTGACTCATTACGATATAATTCTTCAACTGTGTTGGTATTCGGATCGTAACCAACCAAGGCGTTACCGATCACTTTAGCATCGGCCTTCCAACCAGTTTGACCTGCTTTAGTGGTCTTCATCTGATCCAACACCTTGGCACGAAGATCATTGATCTCCTTGCGATCGGTATCCAAATAAGTACCGATCATCTTTTGGTCAATGAACGGGTCAGTCTCTTGACGAGTTTGGTAAGCGTCCATCGCCTTCTGATAACCCTCAGCGGCACTGGTTCCATTTTGCAAGTAACCGGAAGCCGCTCCCAACAATCCAGTTACCTCAGGTGAGAAACGCTTCGAACGCATTTCTTGATTACGAGAAACGGTTTCACCCAATAGGTTTTTAATAGCCATCGCTGCCTCGGCTTCTGATACACCGAGCCGCTGGTACTCTTCCATCAAGAAGTCCATTTGGTTAGGCATTATACAGTGACCCCACTCTGACTTGTATAGTTTGAAGAACTATTGCTCTGACTCATTGATTGATTTTGGTTAGGAACCAAACGGCCAAGGGAAGCATTGTAAGCCTGAGAAAGAGCGCCGTAATTTTCAAGCGGGAATGTATAGTTCTCAGTCCACTGCGCTTTCTGTGCATCCAACGCGGCTTGTTGTGCAGCTTGATCTTGTTGACCTAAGTTCATTCCAGTGTTCAAACCAGTAATACCATACTGACCCATGTTCTGAGCAAGTGTGCCCATGTTCTGAGCGTTTTGAGTACCCAATTGACCCCAATTTAGGTAGTCAGTAGCAGCTTGACCATAAGCATTATTCATCATAGTCGCACCGCTATTGTTGATTGAGTCTTGATTATCTCTCAACGCGCGGTTAGTGAAGTCAGCATTACGGGTTGAGCCAAATTGACCATTTCCGGCGAACGTACTATTGACTTGCGGCAACACATTTTCCATTAGATTACGATTAGACATAGTCGTCATCGTATTTAACGCCCCTGTCAAATAGGGGTTCATGTGTTGCATCATTTCTTGTTCATTCCAGACGCCCGCATTGGACATCTGTTGACCAGCCTGACCCATCAAACCAGCACCCTGACCATATAGCGGTGAGCTCTGATCAAGATAACCCTGCCCCTGCCCCAACCCTGCTTGCTGGAGTGGGCTTAAACCAGCGACACGGTTTCCCTGATAACCTTGTGTCGGCAAACCCGCCAAAGACTTATCAAAATAGTTGCTAGATTTCTGCCCACTATTCAAATACCAACTTGGTAGATTTGAACTAGAAGAAGATGAAGAGCTTCCAGAAGAACTGTTGTATCCAAAATTGTCAGTTATGCCGGTCATTTGATTACCCCTGTCCGTAGCTAGCTAGGTATTGTTGATATGCCGCCGCCTGAGCCGGTGGAGCGCCTTGTGGAACAGCGTAAGGGTTTGTTACGACAGGAGGTTGACTAACTGCGACTGTATTCAAAGCACCTTGATTTGGTTTCAAATAATTATACATTTGATCTTGATCACGCATACCGATCAAATCGCTAGCATAACCCTTGAAATCGCCCTCGTATCCAAGTAAATCATTAATGTACCCTTTTCTACCTTCGGCTTGTGAAGCACGTAATGCTTGCAAACCACCGGTATCGATACCATCTTTACCAAGAATCGCCATTTCGCGCTCTTGGTTATAAGGTTGCGTTTGCTCCATGTATTGACGCAGCAACAAATTATCCCGAGCACTGGTTGTTTGATCACCAGCACCTTTAGTCATATTCGCATAGTTATTAAAGTCACTGGTCTTAAGGGCTCCCTGTGAATTGGCTATACCTTGATGAGCGACTTCTTGATTAAGTTCGTTATTTTGGGTACTTTGGATAAGGTTGTTACCGATAAGTCCTGCTGATAACAAGGAAGAGATCGTGTCAACAGTTCCAGAAGGAAGACCGAGTCCTTGAAGTAATTTGGCAATCGCAGACGGACTGTTAGAACCTGTTGCGGTTAGATCTGATCCAATGAAGTCATTTTGGTCTATGACACCATTTGGATCAGTGTACCAATTTCCATTGCCATCACTGGACATACCTATAGTCGGGTCTGAACTCCATGGGTCATTGGTCCAATTTTCCTCAGCTCCGAAATCTATCAAACCGTTTGAGTCCAATATCTGATCAGTCATTTTAACCCCTACTTTGGTCACTTAACCATTGTGAAAACGTCTTAATCCCAGTATCTCTAATGGAATTCTTATTCGGTGTATTACCACTAGCCAATGAACCCGCAGAACTAGAAGCGATGCCAGTCAATGCTTTTTGCAGATACGGATTTGTGACACCCATATCGGTCATATTCTGTTTACCTGAGTTAGAGCCAAGATAACCTTGTGTAGCACCAGAGGCAAATGAAGATACCGGGTTGAATTTGTTACCAGTGATTAACGAACTTAAACCACCACCTGTCGCACTTGTCAAACCGCCAGTTAATGCGCTATTCGCACCACCTGTGATACCCATCCCTGTTAGAGAGTTACTAACCGTAGGATTTGCCCATTTGGAAAATCCTCCGCTGAGTGCTCCAGTCAATCCGCCTTTTAGAACGTCACCACCCGTTACTGCTGATCCGAGTGCACCACTCAAACCTCCGGCAACCGCCATACCACCCGCACCTAATCCTGCAGCAGTGGCTCCTAATCCCGCACCTGCAGCGGCACTAGATAAACCCATAGCTCCAGCACCAGCGATACCAAACCCACCTGTGATTGCTCCGAGTGCTATCGATCCAATCAAATCGCCCAGAAAATCAGAAGACTTGGTGTTACCTCGCGTAATATCCCTATATTCCTCACCCAAGGATTCCCTCATTAGTAACGGAACTAGTTCGGCTCTTATATTGGTTATCTTACCTTTATCATCTCTAGCCACCCACGCTGGATCGTTCATGTACTTTTGAAGTTCCGGCATGTTGACGTAATCCTGACCCCACTTGCTATGCACGTCAGTAGTAATGCGGTTTAGCTGGTCTTCTCCAGCAAAGTCATAACTACCCTGCCCGGTTTTGTACCCACCACCTTGACTAACCATGCGGGTCGCTGCTTCCTGCGGGGTCTCCCGATGATACTTTCCATCAGCGATGTATGCGTCTTGCTCATTTGCATTCCATGTACCGTCGTCATTAGTACCGTCAGCAAGTTTTCTTTTGAATAACTCTGTGCCTTCATCGACATTGCTATACCCTTGTTGTGGCATACCGTTCGGGCCAAGCAACCGTATCGCATTGGTGTATTGTCCGTTAGCGTCCTTGATGTAATATGCGGTGTTAAAACCAGAGTCATCTACATCAGACAAGTCGTGTGAGTTCTGGATTAGATCTCCTCCACGCATCCCACCCTGCAAATTAGAGATACCAAAATCCTCGCTGGACATGAACTGGTTCGGGTCAAAAGAAACCATCTTGCCAGCGTTATCCGTGGCAAATGTGTCTATCGTTGGGAGATAGGTATCCGCTATCTGACCATAGTAATCCTGCAGGAACGGAGTGACCCCCATCATTCCATTTTCATCAGCAACAAGACCACTACTGTTATAGGTGAAAGTTGGCATCGACAACGGGCCAACGGGTTGAACCGGAGCACTTTGTTGAGACATCCAATCCGAGAATGATAGAGCAGCCATTGGTTTAGTTTACCATAAGGTGAGCAAAGTGCAACGCAGAGTTAACTACGAAGATCTCCAGGTTCAGTCCAAAGTATAGTTTTACCCATTTCATAACTGCCGTTTAATTCATTAGAACTAAACCTCAACTGCAAATGTCTGCGTTGAACACGCAAATCTATCTTTTCAGTTGCGTTTGTGAACACAAACGGACCGTCAATTGTTTCATCAGAATTGGCATAATCTCTACCCAAAACTTCTAAAGAAACGTTTCCATTTTGAATGATATCTGGTTCTACACGAACCAATCTTGTTAAACGATTGATACCTTGATTAGCCGGTAACCCGAAATCAGCAGTCGTTATGTAACTTTCTATGGCAAGTTCATTACCACCCTCAATACGGTTCAATCCTTTTTCATGAATAAACATTGAATACAAACTGTAATGACTTGTCAATGTTCCTGAAAATCCAGATGAAGTTATTGTTTCTGTATCAACAAATGTCGCAGCTGAAACCATGTGAACAATGACTTCAGTTGTTGACAAAATTGAACTGACCGTACCCGTGGCACCTGATGTCCCGCCTGTTATAGTAGATCCAATCGCAACTGAACCGGAGGTGACGGTGAATATCATATCCATATCACTGTTTTCAGAAGAACCTATCATTATAGGGTAGCGAAATACTTGCGAATAGTAACCGGAAGACCGATCTAATTCACAGTCGTACCAAACCTGTTCTCTAAGATTAAGAATAATCGCATGGGTACATTCAGTCGCATCACCCCTTGGGTAAAACCACCAAATTTCACCGTAACGTGGTACCTTCATTGCCCAAATCTTTTGACGCTGGTTATAATTGAGGTTATCAAATAACCAATTCAAATTCATTGAATTGCTAACTTCTGCAATAGTAGAACCATTGGTAGATAAGAAACGATCGATACCTATCCAATAGTAAATACCGTCATATTCAATGACTGAATTCTGAGCCAATATTGAAGAAGAACCGATTCTTGAAAAGCGGAATATCGACGGTCCGCCAATGAATTCCATCTTCATCAATGAGTCCAATGTCCATAACAAACCCGACGCCCCTGAACCAGACTTCAACGATTTACCTTGGACTATCTTAGAACCCGTTATCCTAGCCGTACCAGCGTCACCGGTAGTGTAGTTTTGTGGTTCATTGGCATTTGACCAAGTCACCTTTCCATCTGAACCATATAGAACTGCATAGGGCGATGTAACAAAAACACCACCAGCAGCCACCGCATTAGAGTCGACCACTGCCTCAAAAACAGCAGACCCATCGGCTTGACCAATGTAAAGACTTTGTTCTGTCAAGTCATCAATATTAGACGCAGTTTTTGTAGGGACTGCCAATATGATCGTTGACTCACTACCTGCGGCAGCGTCAAACATGATATCAGTTGACCATAGGTATTCATCGCCACCAGTGAAACCAACTGGAGTCAATCTATTTACAGAAGAACCTGCCCCATTTTCATCTATCTGAGTAACTTCGATCTTTTTACCAGAGAAAGTGAACACGTTCGTGAGATCACCACGTGACCAAACTTGCGTGTCTCTTACCGGACCAAATACAAAAGAAGAGTTTCGTGAATAACCACCGATCTTTTTAGGGCGACCACGTTGAAAACGCACCCATTTACCGTCTGAATAGTTGTCTCCATCCAAATTCGTACCGTCGCGACGAATTCCGGGCTTGGACTGTATCAACGATACTTTTTGGATTTCAGACATTACGGCAACTCGTTCGCAGCGGCAGGGGTACCAAGGATGGTCGTTTTATCTACTGCGAATCCCTTGGCGATCAGCACATCCAGCATTGTCGGTAAATCGGCACGCTGCAAATCAATGTGTTTACGCACTTGGGCATCCTTGACCAGAGCTTGTACCACTGCGTCATCAGAAGCCAGGATGGGGATTTTGTATGCTCCGAATCGGTCGTAGAACGCACCTACTGAGATAAGCCAAGTATCTAGATACACAGACTCGGGTCGGTATATATCATCAGAATCAGCAGCGAGCAGCGCACCTTCTCGGGCAGCGAACTCCGCATCGCACTCGATCATATTTACGATTATACCATTCTTGACTATTTTGTAGCGGGCCATGATACCTCCTTACTCATTCCAGAAAACGATGCAGTAACCAGTACCACCGGCATAACCTGCGTTTTCAACGTGGTCGCCAGCGAGTGAACCAGAACCACCGCCTCCTGAGTTCGCAGCAGCGGCATAACCTGCGTTTGCTCCAGGGCCGTAGGAACCGCCACCACCAGAACATGTCGTGGTGCTAGTACCGCCAGCCGATAGGGAAGACCCGCCGCTGTACGCCGTACCAAATGAAGATGATCCGCCACCACCACCGATACAGGTTAACACTGTAGAACCTGGCATCCCGACAGCTAGATAACCCCCGGAACCTCCGCAAGTTGATCCAGCAGTGCCGGGCGTGATAGTACTTACGGTCCCACCGCCACTGGCTTGACCACCGCCACCTCCACCGGCACCAGGGGAAGTTCCTGCAACAGCGTGACCGCCACCACCACCCCCGTAGGCATATATCGTGCCGAAATACGTGTCGCCTCCTGCACCACCGGATGCACCAACACCCCCTGCGCTACCTGCAGAACCGATACCAACAGAGATCGCGGCCAGTGGTGTGACCGAGACATCTCGGATTACAACCGCACCACCACCACCACCACCACCGTTAAGCGATCCACCGTCGCCACCACCGCCGCCACCACCACCCACAAGCAGAACGCGCACCGCACTTATACCGAGGGGGACGTTGAAAGTATCACTATAGGTAAATACTTGGCTTTTAGTCTTACCTCCACCACCCGCAAACTGCGTCAACGTACTCATACAATTCTCCAGTCAGTACCGTTTATACATTTCAATGTTATGGAGGCATTTGCTTTATCAAATGTCAGATTTTCAGCCAACCCCATGATAGTTTTACCCGTATTACGAGCAATAATACAATCAACTTGTGTGCTTGTGTTTACTATAATTATAAGGTCACCATTTACAGGGGAAGCTGGAAGGGTAAGTGTTAAACCAGAAGCCGAATAAGAATAGGCAGAGTTAGATGTAAGTGTTGTATTAGAAGCCAACGGGTTAACCCCACCAACAAAACCGATTAACGAGGGCGATGTTATTGAAGGTGAGGTTATTGTAGGTGAGGTCAGCGTCTTATTTGTCAAAGTCTGAGTCGAATTGGTATCAACAAAGGTCTTTGTTGCTGCTCCATCACCTATAGTCAGTACATTAGAAGAGGTGTTCCATTGAACAACACCTTCCGTTGTACTTCCCGAACCAGAAGGAACTGTCCAAACCCCGCCATTGACTACCGGAGAAGTTAATGTCTTATTGGTAAGCGTCTGTGCGGTCGTTAAATCGACCATTGTCTTACGACCAGAACCATCGCCGATAGTCAGTAAATCCGAATCGCTATCCCAAACAAGTGCGCCTTCTGCAATTTGAGCAGGGGTTGTTACTGATGGAATTTGCAAGTAACCTGTTGGGACAGAAAAACCTGTAGTATCAAATGTACCCATAGGAACACCGTTTACCGAAAAACCTATACCGTAGGTTCCGTTTTTATAAATACCAGTGTTTGTTTGACTTATAAATGATATAACTGGAATTGAATATGATCCATCTCCAACACTAATATCTCCTGTTATTTCAGCAGTTTGAGCCGCTAAAACATCGGTACCATTACAAAAGATAATAGCTCTTTCACCTTGCGGTATAGGCGAACCAAGACCCGCTGCAGTCTTAACTGTTACCGTTTGAGAAGTGCTTAGATTATTATGAACATAATAAATAGAAACAACACTAGGGACAACGACTGTTGCTGAAGAAGCAGGGGTGCCAATAAAGGTCAATAGTTTATTACTGGCTTCAGAACTGCTCAATGTTTGACTTCCAGCTACAACTGTCTTAACCAATTGTGTGAACTGATAAGTAGTCGATCTTCCGTATCCAATTGTGTACCAAGTAGTGCCTGTTGAAACCAGTACAACTGACTCACCTGGATTCAGAGTCAATGTTGAACCACCATCGACCAATTCAGATGCGTTGGGATCGATCGTCAATGTTCCAGAACCTGAATTACGAACCATGCAAAAGAAGTCAGATCCAAATGTACTTACCGCTGATAAAGAGCAAGTGGCGACCCCACCTGTAAATACGAACACTTTGGCGCGGTCGTATTGATCAATTGACCAACTATCAGATTGAATTTCAGTTTGATAGGCTGCGTTTAATACAGAACCGATAGCTTTTATACCATAACCAGAAAGAGTCGCTGCATCTGCAGCAGACGTTCCAGTTCCAAATGTAGTAACAGACCAATCACCTTCATCCGTATTATCTTTAACTTGAAGATAAACTGCGACACCCGCTGCAACTGTTGTCAATGCCGAAGAATCGGATTTAACAATGGTTAGGGTTTCGGAACCGATGTTCTTGAAAATTACAGTTTCACCATTCGACACTTCAGAGGCCAACGGCATTGTGATAATCACACCTACTGAGCAAGAAATATCATTTGTCGCAGCGAGTGTTTTATCGCTTCCAGAATAGTTATAAGGCCATTGGAATTGTTCGTTCGCAGTCAATACGTAAGACGCAAACGATACATCTGCCCCCGGTACAAGGGAATTTGAGAAAACGTCAGTATAGCTTGTCATTATTTACTCCGCCTTGCAGATGAATCAGATTGACGCCGTGAATCTTCACTTGAAACAATACCGATAGCCCGATCATACAAACCTTGGAATTCAGCTATTCGTTCAGATTGTTTTAAGAATGGCTGCGCTTCTAATAACGAAGCATACAATAATGCTTGTGGAGCATAGCGAGTTGTCCAATTTGTTTGATTAGTCGTATCCAATGGTTGCGGGCGTTCGTAATAAGTCAATGAAGCCGGGTAAGTTCCGTCAGGAGTTGGGCCAATATAGAAATGGTCATAATCATAATCAGAATAGAACTCAGGAACATCCTCAATAATTGGATCGGGCCAATAAGTTTGAATGTATTCGACGCTGCGATTCTTAATTGACTTTTTGTTACTACCTGTGGACATAAAGAAACTCATTGTTTCACGCCAACGAGCAGGCTTTTCATAGACATTATTACCCTGCGTCAATTCGAAATTGACAATACGAACGTGACCGAGTCCTTTAAATTCACTTGCCAACCGATTCTCGGCCAACATGATGAATCTTGGAACTTGTGCCAAAAATTCTGAATCAGATCGCTCAGCATAAATAGCGATGTCGCTAACAAGCGAGTCGTAGGTCATTGCCTCAGGCATCTAAAGCCTCGTCAGTAAGGGGTCTGTTTATCGTTATATTCTCAGGTTCTCTTTGAGCTTTACGATAAGGATCAAATTCATCGCAACAATCTTTACATACCAAAAGACCCTGAATATTAGGGTCTACTTTTAGTTCTTTGCGAGACATTTTCTGATGGCATCTCATGCAAATTCCAGGTGTATTTGGTACAGGATGAAACATCATGATGTGTAAACACCTATGTCTGGTGAGATATTGATAGGTGCATTATCCCGTTCTTCTAGATAAACCTCGTTAAGAGCATTTTGGGCCTTAGTACCACATAGGGTTATGCGCTCGGGCGCAACACCGGGCACCTCAAAGGCTAGGTTAGCGGCCAATTGCCACGTTATAGCTTCCAACCAACGCTGCGGCACGTCAATAGTTTCAGTTAATTGACCAACGTCACCGATGTGACGATTGCGATATAATTGAACGATGTTCTCAGAAGCGACCGCATTTGGAACAGGCCAAAGGGTCATGATAGGACCGACGTGACGCTCAAACAAGAATTGTAACGGGACGCCGATGACGTTCTTATTTGGCAATGAAGAATAGTCGTCACGATTGAAACGATACATCGGAACGTCTGTGAATGCACTCACAAACTCAACGACATTAACGGTCAGTGCCGTTGTATTTTCAAACTTAACAAACGACGTACTTTTGATACCATCAATAGCGAACCATTTCGGTTCATCTGTTGTTAATGTCGTGGCGTTTGAATAGGTCACACCGTCATCTGAAAAACTAACCGTAACCGTCAATTCGTCAGTGTCCAAATAAATCATTTGAATATCTGACGCCGCGTCGAGTTCGGTGATATGTTCTGTTGCGGTAGTTGACTCTATACCAGCGACCTTTGTCAAACGACGATAGTTGGTGTTTAAAACATCAACTGTTCCGCTGGCAAGGAGATACTTCGCTTGCCCGTTGTGAAGAGAAACAAACTGTTCTTCAAGACACCAGAGATTTAAACCGACATTTGATAGATTGTTTAATACCAAATGAAGATTGTTTTTGGCTATCTCGATGATCTCAGGAGTTTGTTCTTCGGCAGACTTACCGACCCGCCTAACTGCCGTATCGATCACACTCGCTATTTTAAAAGTAGTTTGACCGACAGTCATCGTTTGCTCCTAAGCTGATGAGAGGCAGTATAGCACGGCTGTTTGAGTATTACAAATGATCAACTTAGAGCAACAAGAAGTGTCGCAGTCGTGGCAGCCATGACACGACCATTACGCAAATGAAGATTCAGAACTGTACCTGCGGTAACGCCTGTGAAAATGACAGTCGCCCCGGTTGATACCATCTTGATAGAGAGATTACCGTTACCACCGACATAGATTGCGTTACAATTGACCGAAGTAGAATCACTTTTTGTGATATCTGCAGCGTTGGTAAAAGGGGCAAGAGCTTTGTTACAATAGATCTTTTTAGGAATCACGCCGAGGCGCATTTCCTTCGGTACGGTAAACAAGACCATCGATGACTCTTTAACAGGGTCACCGTAACGTTCTCTAGCTTGTTTACTGGTCAGCATTAGAAAAACTCCCGCCAAGGTGTCTCAGGGAACACTTCATAGGGTTCAAATGAAGTAGGCAGTGGTTCCCCTGAAATGATCCTTGAACAGACGTACCATCCCGGTTGTGCAGCCATCTCTGGGTAGGGCCCATCTGGTCCTTGAAGGGTCACGCCAGTTGGGGCATAGACAGTGCCCACGACGTCAATTGCGTAGCGGTCTGTGTAACGAATAAAGAACGGCTCACCTTGTTCGTCTATCCCTGTCATCCCTGCTGCACTAGCTAGGGCGAAGGAGGTTTCCATATCTGGGAATATAAAGAATCGTGTGTGCATGTTGGTTCCTTATGCTGACAGCACTTGCAGCGTGGCGTTAGTTAGACGCTGGGGGTAGTAGGTTAGGCTGCGTATGCTGTGTGAGCCGTTAACGCCTGAGCCGTGATCGCAAAAGCCGAACTTGGTTACAACCGGGATTGTTGCTACCGTATCTGTTTGCACAGTTGCTCCGTTGTGAGCCTGACCAACGTCGTTGGTCTTGTACCCAGTAGCTGTCTTGACAAACGTATTTGCTGTGATGGCTGCGGTTGAAAGTATCGCTTGTGCAACGCCTCCCTCCTGAATTGTTGAGTAGTAAGTGCCACTGCCGTTCTGTTTCAAAAGCGCAATGGTGTTGTTATTCGTACCATCATCCACATTCCACACTCGGTCAAACCCTGACGTTCCCGGCGATGCGCTGCTATACTTAGCAACAAACGTCCCCTCACTCTGGTTATACCAACTGGAGAAATTTGTACCTGTCATACTGGCAATGTCAGCAGCACGGGTTAGAGCTATAGCCTCTGTTTTGATGTAGCTGGTGGGGAAGGTCCCTGCTTCAAGCTGTGCGCCCCAGATGTAAACGTAACCAGCAACAGCCTCAGTTGCGTTACCTGGATACACGCGAATCTGTGGGTTTGCTATAGAGATAGTGGCTGTTGCTGAGATACGCACCCACCCATTAGGAAGAACATAGGAGGCGAACGCCGATGCTGACCCTATTAGTGCTGTGAAGGTATTTAAAGAGAAATCATAGACACCTCGCACCAGTACAGACGGGGTTCCGTCAAATATATCAATACTAACTTTTCCTAGGTTACCATCTTTAACAAAGACTGAACCGGTATATGGGCCAACAGCCCCGGTGCTGGACTGCCCCCGTACTGCAAACGCATTTGCTGTTTTAGTTAGTCTGTCTGCAGTTACGTCTCCATATGGGGACGTAATATCGTTCGGTGTAACGGTGACGTTTGCGCTAAGCGTCCAAGCGCCATTACCAAACGCCTCAGAATAAATAAGCAGATTGGTTCTTGCTTCCTCAATCAGCAACCCCAAACTCTCCCCATTAGCAGGGTTGTGGTTAAACCTAGCTACACCATCTGCTGCTGTTTGCATCACCCCTGCTGCATCAAAGTAGGTGGCATTTGAAGCGCGAGTGAAGGTGATACGACCATCTAGTTGCTTTGTCTCGGCAAATGGTAAATTCAATGAAGGGGCCATAGAGTCCCCGTTAGATAGTAACGGCTTCCTATAAGGTATTCCTGAACCGATGCCGATTAGCATGTTAAACTCGCAACGCGATTATATCAGATGCAGTCGTTGCTGCCATAATTCTACCGTTTGTGAGTCGCAACGGTAACAGGCTCCCAGAAGAAACGTTTGTATAGGTAACAACAGAGCTACCAGATTTATGTTTGATAGCCAAACTTCCACCAGTACCAACATAAATTCCTTCACATGAAACTTCAGTGCTGTCAGATTTAGTGACAGCGAACGCATCTGTTGCAGAAGAAGAAACAAGCATTTCATACTCCTAAAGCGATTCTCCCGCCGAAGCGGGAGAGTTGATTACCGACTTGCGTAAACTACAGTTAAACGAAGCGTACCTTGAGTCGTTGTCGCAGCCGCATTAGCATCGATGGTGATGACAACAGAAGTATTAGTTCCGATATTAGCCATCGCTGCCAATTGAGCAACGGTCAATGCAACAGCGGCACGAGTCGTAGTAATGAGGTCGGCAGACGTCATGTACTCTGCACCAGCAGCCGCAGTTCCGACCGTAGTGGTCAAGTTAGCAATCGTACCCGTCGCAGCTACGACGGTGTCAACATAATACGCGATGATCTGCGAATTAGCGGGCAACGTAATCGTAGAACTGACTGCCGCATGAGAACCTGCAACAGTTGAAACGGTAGTGGTTTTAGTCAAAACCACGTCACCCAAACAGGCGCAGGTTTGATCAGGACCGGAACCTGCTTGCAAAGGCTTAGTGAAATAGGTCATTTAAATCTCCTAAAGTTCCTCAGGGCTTTCGCCCTGAGGTTGGTCATTAAACGCCAGCAGTTCCGAACAGAGCACGCCAGTCGGTCCAACCAGAGCCATAACGCTCAGTAGACTTGTAGCGAACGCTATCGGTCTCGAAATCACCTTCCATGGATTTCTCCAAGGAACGACGTTTCAGAACCTTCAGACCTTCCGGAGCATCGGTTTGGATAAACCAAGCGGTGGAACTGGTCATGCGGGACACAGAAGCAGTGTCACCAGACAGCATTGCGGTCGACTTGATCGCGTTGATGTCGTTGTTAGCAGTACCAGAACGCAGAACGCTCTTCAGGATAACCTCGGCTTGGAACACGTTGTCCGGAGAAATGATGAGTTTCTTCGGGGTGATGCGGATCTTCTTACCGTTAGCATCTTCTGCTTTACGGATTTGGATCAACATCTGTTCCAGAGAGGTTTGTGACAGAGCAGCAGCGGTTGCCAGCAAGTTAGAGCGGGAGGCACCACCAGCAGCGGCACCAGCAACGTCGATGTGAGCATTGGAAATCAGCTCGACGCCGTCACCACCCTTATAGCTCGAATTGAAAGCGCGATTCAGGTGATTAGCCAGAACGGTTTCTTTGGTCTCAATCATAGACTGAGCCAAGTGTTTCGAGAAGGTGGTACCGATACGGATATGGTCGCCGTCTTCAACCAAGACTTTGGTCAGAGCATAAGCCAGACCGTAGACCTTGTAGGTGTAACGCTGGACGAACAATTGACCACCAGACTGATAGGTAACGGCCATACCGTCCGGTAATTCGGGTGCAGCACCCATACCATACAGCATAACTTCTTCATGATAAGAGCGCGGCGTACCGGTCTCTTCAGTCATGAATTGTTTCCACTCGTCCTTACGTTGATCGTAGATACCATCGAACGATTTGTTAAGAATCGGCTCAACAATACTACGGAAATCACTAACGCGCATAGGGGTTGCCATGTGTCATTCTCCTTTATTAAGTGCCAGCGGCGTTCTGAGCAGTACGGCCAGCGCGACCCAACTGCGGACTAGCGATACGAACGATACACAGCGGATAGGTGTCGGCTTGACTGTTCTTAGCATCTTCGTGGAAGCCGAGCAGTTGGAACTGACCTTGTGCGTCATCAGCAATAGGACCAGTGGTCGTATTTAGCATCTGAGCAGAGAACTTAGTACCAGCAGCGGCGAAACCAATCATGTCGAACTGACCACCGATTTCGATAGTACCAACAGCACCATCGGCTTGAACTACAAACTCGTTCTGATCACCTTCGATAACCCAAGCAATCGCATTGGCGCTATCTTTGGTAGCAGTAGAAGCAGTCCAGGTGTCGACCTTAACTGGACGACCTTCGGAATCGGTATATTCGCAACCTACGAAAATACCCAAGACTGGAACACCAGAGGCGACCGTACCCGTACGAGTTTGGTCAGTGGTGGCAAGACCAACGGTTCCACCATTGGAGGTAGTACCGATAGTACCGAGGAGATTAACAGCATCGCCGGGTTGGAGAGTAACCGCATAACCAGACAACAGAGGGAACGGGCGAGCAACACCGTGTACCATCGGTTGACGAGCAAGGCGGAAACCAAATGGGGCGCTAGTAGCAGACATTTAGGTTCCTTTCAATTGAAAACAGGGATTTTTGCGTTTGACGAAAGGTTACGGAAACCTTCATCGTCTTGGTCGAATTGCCCCAACTTCTTACCACCGGAATCCTTAATAGCTTCAACGGCATTCGCCTTAATCCGCTCTTCTTCATCCATGGGTCGATAGTGGTGATATTCTTCCATGATCTCTTGATAAATATCTTGGGGAATCTGAAAGAGGATCATTTCATTCATCGAAACACAACCTTCATATTCACCAGACTTAGATCTATAGTGATCAAAACCGGGTATTTCTTCTGCTTTCACTGGAGTGTAACCCATGCGTTGCCGCTTGTAGATCGGGTCGTACTGATTAGTTGTCGAAAGCCATACATAATGCCAACCGGGTCGTGCTGGAGGGGTCGGCAAAGCCTCTTGGGAGAATTCTCTAAACATCCTACGACGTTCTTGAGAAGTAGACATAACTGTTTCTGCAGTAGCACGTTCGTCATTGCGAGTATTACGCGAAACTACATCATTCTTTTTAACCATTCGTTCATCCATTTTGATATCTCCTTAACGTGACTGTTTATCGTAATCCATGTAGGCTTTAATCATTTCCCGACGTAACGTCGGGTCTTCCCAAGCACCTGCTTCTCTAATCGCTTTTACACGATCTGGTGAAAGCCTGTAACCTGCCGATGGTCTACTTGTAGAACTACTTCCTTCAGTCGGTGGTCTAGAGTTACCTCCATTGTTTGAACTATTGCCGCCAGTATAGCTCCCATTTGAGCTATTTGCAAATCGATGTGGCATATATTTTTTGAGCCGGGTATCCAATTCTTGCCAATATTCAGGTTGACGAGGATCCCAACCTTCTTCAGCGAGCATATTATCCACTGTCAAAACAACACGGCTATCCGGATCACGACCACTTGGGTCATACCAATTCTTATCCTTTGTCCAGTTCTGGGCATTGCGGGCGATAGTTTGGTCAAGTGGTTGCTTGGGTCGCTGCGACATCTTCTGAGCGACTGTTTGCTTAACCCTAGCCAAATCTTCAGCACGCTTACGAGCGGCATAGTAAAGTTCAGTAGCGTCAACTGCCGCCTCACCGTTACCTTCTTGGGTGGCTTGCGCCATTGCTTGACGAGCCAATTGGAGCGCCTCATTGGCATCAGAAATAGCTTTATCAATTTGGGCAACACCGGATTGAACATTGCGATGCTCAACTGTGTTCTTCCAGGTATTAACTTCTTCTAATTGACGACGTAATGAGTCAATTTCGCGCTTGTATGAATCTTCTTTTTCACGAACATGACGTTTCTTTTCTTGACGTTCATTTCTGCGGCGCTCACGAATAGCTTCACGTTCTTCGGGGGTTTTATCCTGATGAAGTTCGTCTTCTTTACGATCTTCCTCTTCCTCAGGTGTTTCTTCTTTAACAACTACTTGCGGCTTCTCACCAAGTTCAATTAGGTCTTGATCAAGTAGATTTTGATCTTCAGAAGATACAACTGGTTCTTCAATTACAATGTCTTCGGCCATACGATTCTCCTTCAGAATCAGCGGTTAATATACTCGTGTTGTGAATTCAATGGGTCACCTTTGATTTTAGCAATCAACTCGTGATCATTGATTAACATGAACAATGCGGGTTCTTCGGGTTCGTTTGTAATCGCAACTTCAAAGCGATCACCACCATACTTAGGAACACGAACAAACGAACCAACGTCAGCCCATACGCCTTCCGGCCACGATTCCAATGTATCTTTCTTTTTGAAAGCCAATGCGCCAAGTGCGACAACTTTAGCGACTTGCGTATTGAACTTTTCAAATTCACGGGTCTCACCAGCAAGGACAATTCCCGAAGCAGTGGTGCGCTTTACCCGACGTAATTGAACAAGTACACGACCGCCAAGCGGTTCGATACCTGAATCTACATCTGGAAATGCCCAATTGATATCTTTACTATTTTCCATCAAACTTCCTTTCGAAGTTATTAATCGTCCTGATCGCTCTCAAGCTCCGTTAAGATTTGAATAGCTTCCTTTAGGCCATTGTACTGACCAACCCGCTCACGATAGGACGCAAAATCGTTAGCGGGAAACTCTAATACACTTTTCTCAAGTTCATTCAAACGTGCAAAAAGCGCATTTAGTTGTCTATTCTCCATTACTTCTTTTTCGGAGGTTTGACGGTTTTCTTAGTCTTACAAGGCATTTCATTTCTCCTATGTTGAAAATTTAGTGTAGCTCAAGCGGCGAGCAAAAGCAACATTGTCTCATCATTCTTACGCCGCTTTTTAATTTTAGCTTCCTTAATGACCTTGGCTTTTACAAACTCTTCATAAGCAACGACCAACGGTGTTATTTCATCTTTCTCAATCTTTATTTCTTTAGGTTTAATCGGTTTTAAACGGTTGAACGGCGATTTGTTTACTTCGTCAATAATCGCATCGATTTCATTTAAAATAGCGGCATTTTCAGCCTCCATTTTAAATACCGGAGCATAACGGGGTAGGCTAGGGTAAGGGCTACTTTGCTCAATACGCCTTGCTGCACGTCGAATAGCCTTGGGTTTTGGCTTTTTGCTTACCAAAAGTGGGACTTTTGGTACAGCAACAGGTTCTTCTTTAATTAACCCGCGTTTCTTATGGTCTTCTTCAATTGACTTGGCATACAGTTCGTACATCCAAAGACGCGTTGTACCTGAACGAACTGAGGATTCAGCTATATCTTTTCCAAGACCCATCGCGACAATGGCTCCTGCTATTGGAGATAGGCCAAAACCACGTGCGACAATCATTGCAGTCTTTCTCTAACCTCAGCACCTTGACCACGATAATTCTGTGTCTCAGTTGCATTTTCATATAGTTGTGCAGTTAGATACGGAGTTGTACCGTCGTCTGCATAAACTGTCATGACACCTGTTGTTGGGTTAGTGACGGTCTTATTACGAAGGATGCGTGAACAAATTTCCATTTTGTCACTCAACGAAATCGCTGTACTATGTGCCCAAACAGCATCAGATATTTCTGTCGTGGTTGGGATCATCAGATGCTCCTGTAGATATGCGAGTTCTTCCGGTGTAAATAGGTCTGAACTGGGGACATAAACACTTAACGTCGCAGCCGCACCAGTGTAACTATAAACCCCAGACTGAGCATACAACGAAACACCAATAGTCAGTGTCGTTGAAAATCCGTTTAGCGTATAGACCGCAGGATTAGCTGTTAATACCAGATCCTTCGTGGTTGTCGCTGCGCCCCCAGTATAGCTATAACTCGCAGGACTTGCAACCAACGTAAGAGCCTGTACCGTTGTTGCTGCGTATCCGGTGTAGGTGTAGGTCGCGGGGTCTGCACTTAATGTACCGCCAACGACTGAACTTAACGTCGCCGCCGCACCCGTGTAACTATACGTCGCAGGGCTGGCTGTGATCGTTAGGTCTTTTGTCGTTGTTGCCGCTGCCCCGGTGTATGTGTACGTCGCGGGGTCTGCGCTCAACATCGACCCGGTTACTGAACTCAGTGTCGCTGCTGCGCCCGTGTATGTGTAGGTCGCTGGACTCGCTGTGAGCGTCAACGCCTTGATAGTGGTCGCTGTCGCCCCGGTGTAGGTATACGTGGCGGGACTTGCAGTGAACGATACGGCCCGTGTTGTTGTCGCTGCTGCGCCTGTGTAGGTGTAGGTCGCTGGACTGGCGACCAGACTGACCGCAACGACGTTGGTTACGGCGGCAGGGGTGTACGTGTAGCTACCCGCTCCTGCGGTAAGGCTGACCGCAGTGCTACCACCAGAAGCGGCGGTATCAAACGCTACATACGATACCCGTACATCAATCGTCATTCATCAGCCTCCAGTTGAACGTGGAGCGATGAGTAATCGGTAATCGCATCACACTCGCCAGAGGTCAGCGTGATTGGGTAATCCTCGTAGCTGCTGGTCAGCCCGGTGATCGTGCGTGTGGCGATGGTTGTTGTGTCTTGTTTTAGCGTGGCGACGAGAGTGTTGCCGTTGTCACTCTTAGCTCTGATCGTCAGCACTTGCCCACTCGACGTGCCGGGGTCGGTAACAGCAGAGAGCGCAAGGTCGCACGTCGCTGGCTCAGTTGCGCTGATGTAGTCTGCGTCGTCTGCTACGGGTTCATCGACGAGGGAATAGAGCGGGGCGTCTGGCTGGCTGAAGGGGGTGCGAGAGGGTTGTTGTTTGAAGATTTGCCAGGGGTTCGCAGCCAGCCCTGGTAATAAATGAGGTGGTGTGTACTCCCGCTTTGCCGCTAGTAATGCCACATACATAGTGTTGTATGAACTACTCGTTAAATAGGCTGCGGTTACGTTCTGTAAGTAATAATTGCCTGTTCTTTGTACGGATATTATCTTCCCTGTGGAATTATCTCTTACACACAAATTCCAAAGTCTATTTCCACCCGCATCGTCATAAAACGACATTACTATTGTTGAGTAACCAACAGGAGAATCACCGGCTTCGAGTTCTGTTCCGTAGGGGAAAACTCCAGCACCTCTATATGTTGAAGTTAGATGTTGTTTAAAACCTAACCCCCACCCTTTAGTTCCTGATACACCAAAAAAAAGGCCTCCTTCGTATGCTGAAGTCCAATTAGTTCTATCAGTTTTTGCTATGGCTATATAGGTCATCATCCCAGTCAGAGGGAATGATGCTTGAAGTTGAATATGCGCCGCTCCTACGTCTATTTTATGCACCAACCCAATAGGGCTTGTCACTAACGAATGCCCAGTAGGAAGGGCTATATCCCCAGGTAAATACGTTACATATTTATTATCTCTCTCCACCCTACCCTGCGGCTGCGTATATGTCTTCCTCGGCAATATCAGCGACGCTGACCCACCCTTAACACTCGGTGTCCAGCCTGTAACGAGGTCAGCACTTGGGCGCGCGATGGACATTACTACGTAGTAACGCTGTTAGTGACTTCAGACAGGTAGGCTTCGACGGTAATGTCGTTACCTGTATGCGCCGCGAACTCAACCTCCAGACTCATAACCCCCGGACCAAATTCCCAACTTTGCTCAGTGATAGCCGCATTGGTAGTGCCACCGCCAAATGACCATACCGTCTTCCAGTCCGCACCAGCAGATGCAGCGGCTGGCATAGTGGCGTTGTGCGAGACAAGTACGTTACAGACGCATTGGGCAGTTGGTGCTGTCGCCCCGTTGGTAATCTTCATTGTCAGCAGACCGCCAAGAGCAGTCTGTAAGTCAGTACGTCCACGAGTCACGGTTGCTGCGGTTTTGGTTGCACTAGCAACTACCGTCCGTGCATTTTTAGTTACTGTCGTTGTGCTCATAAGAAGCTCCCATCATCGTTAACAATCGCCACACGAACATCCCACTCGGTTAGCGGATCAGGCACTTCGGCAATCGCCAACAAAGCGGCGGCGGCGGCTTCAGGAATAGCTCCACCGGATGCAAGTTGCTGAATCATCCCGCGAGTGGCGGGACTACCGAAGTCCAGCTCTCCGCGCTCGATCAGCACCCATGCCCATTTGACCGGGCTTGAGACAGCCTTTAGTGCGTCGAGTCCGTCGAGTAGTGCGCTGCCAGCGTCGGGGCCGAGGGTTTCCAGCACCAGACCTACGCCACCCAGTTTCTGAGTGACTTTTGTTCTGCCAGCGGAGAGCGCATCTGCGATAGCTTGAGTATCTGGCACAAGTGCCAGGATGGCGGGGTCAGCATTGATAGCTGATCTGATTTCAATAGGTGTCATAAGTTAGGCTCCTGCTAATGTGAAGATAGTGCCGGGGTTTGTGTTGTTGAACTTAACAGTGAATGTGTCGCCAGCGTTGCTCAACGTGACCGCCGAGCCGTTATCCCAGTAACCAACAACAGCATCGACCGGAGTAATCGCGTTGTCGTTGTAGAGGATTGCATACTGGAAAGGACCGATGCCGCCTGCGGTTGCTGTGAACACAACTTGCGTTCCTTGCACGGTCATCGTTCCAGTTGTTTCACTAGATGTGATGGTCGTTGTTGATCCGCCTCCCGTGTATCCGTTAGCTGCGGCAGGAGCCGGGAACGCGCCAACAGTCCAACTGACAGTGGAAGAACTAGGGGCAGTATTGGTCAATGCGACTTTGAACACGTGTGCATCAAAGTCATGAACACCCAGAACAAGTTGTTCTGCAAAGTCGTTTACTTTCTGAAATGTTGCCATGTTTATTGCTCCTTAATTTGGTTCGTACCCTTGATAAGCTCGCGGGCGCGTTCTAGGTCAGTTAGGTACGCCCAGTAACAGTGATCTGGCTCCCAGAACACAAGTTTGTTGATCCACTTCTGCGCAGGCCACTCACTTCTATAGGCGCGGCCTGAGATCGACTCGTTAGCATCTCCATTTAGCAGCAGCACATTGGCAAGCTGGCTTACTGCGTCGAACAGTCGCACGAGGTATTTGGGGCGCACGACGATCATCAGAAAAACCCCGTCTGGTGCATACCGATCCCGAGCATTGTCAGGAGGGCAGTGATCGTTGCAACGATCAACTTCTCCATGATGTTCTCGCTGATCTTTCTCTTTGAGTTTGCAGCGGCAAGGGCTTCGGCCTCTGCCTTCAACACAAAAGGGCACTTGCCATTGGGTCGGCTAGTACGGAAATTGTGCAACCAGTCCATGTCATCATGAAACGTTGCTGTGTGACCATTCAGTACAATGCTTTTGATGGCGGATTCGTCCTGCAGAACTGCGTCGATCTTCATCGAAAGACGGCCAAAACCGCTGTGTATGATCAGTAAAACAGCCTTCATTGATGGGTCTTCGCACTCCGCAATCGCCCGCATGATCTCGTCAGCCATCGCCGCATCCTCGTGGTCACTCTTGCGCCGGTTCACTTCAAAACCTCTTCAATCCAGCGTTGTAATCCGTTGAGTTGGGCGGCGTTTGAGTTGGCGATGGCGTAGTTGGTGACGATGTTTTCGGCGAGATCAGCGGCACTAATGGGCGCGGTGGCGTCATCAGGTTTGCCGGTGGGTGCGGGAACGGGCGCACCTGCAACGGCTGCGTTGGACAACACGCCGATAGCCCCAGAACAGTTGCCAGTAATAGCGTTGGCATAAGTAAGATATTCCCGTTTGAGGTCGGCATATTTGCGCTCCGTATCTAATAATTCTTTGCTGATCCGCTCGCCTTCCGCGACGCTTGCAAGATAGAACTGATGCGATTCCTCCGCCTGCGCTGCAGCAACCAGTTGATGCTCGATGTTGCACTCGTCAACAGCATCAGACCTAATAGCCAGAACAACCCAAGCACAGCAAGCGACAGCACCAGCGGCACCCAGACCAACCAACCAAGTGCGGAGGGGAATAAGCGAGAGAAGTCCCATGTCATTCATCCACCGTTTGAACTCTGTACACACCTGCCTGATCTACTGCCATGTGAGTATCGAACTGGTTTACAAACTGCACGAAGTCAGACCACTCTGATTGATCTATGAGTAGAGAATCTGCGCTACCCATGCGCCCGATCTGTACCCAACCTGTGCTGTCATATGTCGCCATACAATCAAGGTTTACACCTTCGTCTGGAACGCACAGTGTTTCGAGTTCGTTGAGTTTTAGTGTTCTCATTCGTCCAGACCTACAAAATTACGCGCGGCGGCGAGTGCAACAATGCCGATCACCAGCACCGGGATCATGAAGAAAACGGCGCAGAGCGCGATGGAGGTCGCTTCGATCATGGACGACTCTCAAGGTAGTTTTTGAACACGTACCCGACCAGCAGCGTCGCCGGGGCGGATAGCGCAGCCAGGATTGCCGCAACTCCAGCGTCAGATTTACCCAGTGCCAGTGCCGTCAGTGAGTACTCATGCGCCCACTCGGCCTGTACCCAGAGCATCCAGATTGATATGCCGAGGACGGCACGACGGATGACGCCACGCTGGTCGATGAAGTCCCAGAACTGGGTGAAGGAGTTGGTCAGCATTTCGGTCATGGTGCGGGAACCACCACGATCTGTCCTGCCGGTATCTGGACTGGGGCCGGTTGTGTGACGACTATCGGTGCGGGCTGAGTGACTACAGTAGGCGTTGACACCGCTGCATGACTATCCGTAACTACGTCGTGGCGGTCTGTCGTTGTGGTCGTTGTCGTAGTTGTCACCGCGCCAGAACCTTTCAAGGCGTCAAACCCGTGAACGGCCATCGCTCCCATCGCGTAAGGCACAACCGCCGCACCGACTAAACCCGTCACCTGTCCGGAGACGCTCACAAACGCGTCATAGCCGTTCGTCGGCAATTTAAGTCCACGATCACGCGGATCGGTGTAGTCCAGCGTGCAACCGCCAGCGGGGCATGTCATGCTGATCGTCGGGCGGGATTTTGTCTGCGCATCCAGAACGGCTTGCAGCGTGGCCGGATTAGTGCCGCAACCTGCTAAAAATATCACAGGAATTAGCAGGGATTTCATGCTGGAAACTCCCGTAATTGAAAGTGCATACCATCTGGCCTATCCCAATGACCGCCCCATTCAAAACCAGCGTCTTCAAAGCAAGCGACAAAACCTTTTGTCAATTTTGGTTGGGCACCGAGTGGATTCCAAGCAGCATTAACATCAATCGCCAACCCCCACGAATGCAGCGATGCTTGACTTGAACCTTTTTGATGACGGATATTGAAACATCCGTCCCAAGTTTTCAATTCGTCAATGTGATTACGAACTATAAGGTTTACGATTGCATCTGCCAACGGGGCACGTAAATCACGATTTAGATAAATCTTTCCCGGTATAGCAGAACGTTCCATAACAGATGGAACATCCCATAAGATCATAGCCGATTCATGAATTGGCGAACCATAACGATCTAGAGCTTGGCGGGGCGTGATCATCCGATATCAATCTCAGAACGAGAACCAATTACGTCACCATTCTCATCTCGTATCGCCGTGGCTTTACGTGGTGCGCGTGTTGATTCAATTGTTGATTGAAGACCTTGCATGATCGCCATTAAAGGTTCGTTAAGATCAGGTTTAGGTTGTTCTGGAACAACCGTAGATAACTGCGCTTGTGCTATTTTAGCAGCTTCTATTTGCAATTTGGTAGCATTATCTTCGCGATTTTTCCACATCTCAATTTTAGCGTCAAGCATGGCTTCTTCACGAAGCTGTTGAACGCGATCGATAGCCGCCTTTGACTGAGATTCGTTCTCAGTAATACGACTCATCACTTCTGCCTTAGTTCTTTCCATTTCAGCAGATAACTTGGTCATCTCACGTTCATGTTTCAAACGATCTTCTTCGGCACGACGCTCTGTTTCAACTTGCTGCGCTTCGGTCATCAAACGAGTAGACATAATGGTCGGATCAGGATTCATCCAATCCATGTTCTGTTTGACGAACAATGTCACTTGATTTATGACTTTACTAACTTCTTGAGCAACCATCGCGTCTTCTTCAACCATTTGGTTGGAAACATACGCCATCGCTTGCAAATTAGGTGGTGGAGGTTGCTGCGGCATACCATTGGTTGCCTGCGGTGCCGGGAGTTGCTGTTGTTGCGGCTGGCTTGCGTCTAACATGCGTTTGGCAAAGTGCAAACCCAAATGTTCCTTTAAATGGTCCATAACTTTCATAGTTATAGGAACCATAATTGGATTCATGCCATACATCGGGTTTTTAAGATAACTGATATGAGTCACGATGTGACTGATATGATCTTGTTGAATATCAGTTATCACAGGTTTACCGGTTATGAAACCGACCATCTCCATCGCAGGGTCAGTTGGTTGAGGTTGTTGAGGTTGAGGAAGGAAACGCTCAACATCGTTAACCTTCATCAAACGCAACATCGAACGGTGAAGTTCAATCTTGTTATACTTGACTTCAGGATCGCTAGACGCCAGTTGTAGAACACCTTGCATTTGAGCAAAACGTTGAGCTTCGCTAAATATGCGCGGGTCACTTACTGGATTGACACCTTTCATCGAAACAGTCTGTGCATCCAGACCATATTCTTGAAGTTTGGCTTGACCGTAGGTCTTTAACAGCCGCAGTACGATTTCAAACTTCTTAGCTTGGCTAAAGTGAAGCCTGCTGTGGATGCTGGAGAAAATCACAGCACCTTGTTCAATCAACGCTTGAACAGTTCCGACAGGGGTATTTGCAGTGGCGTCAGCTATCTTTTCACTTGCTGTGCTAACGACACCCTTTGCAGCGTCTGTCAACCAACCAAGAAGTTGGAATAGAACTGGGGACGGTGCGTTAAACGGCATCGGCATGATGTATTTACGAATATCATCTATACCCGCCGGACCTTCAATTTCAGCTATCTGAGTAACTTGAACAGACTTTGTCTGCCCATTGATACGCGCGCCTTTCAGTTTTAGGAGAGTAGGTGCATTATTGATATGAGCACTGTCAAGAAGAGCGCGAAGAGAGCCAGTAGCAGCAGCGGAAAGCCCACCAATAAGATGCGGGAGACCGATTCCATACGCCCCCATCCAATAGATAAATACGTCTTCAACAATCCAATCCAATTTCTGAAAACTTTGATCATTTTGATCCCAATTGCGACGTATGGATAGGACGTTTTGCTCGTATTCATCAACTGTGACGATATATGGAACACGTTCACCGTTTGAGAATTCGTCTTCTTCTATTTCGAGCTCGGTATAGATCTCATAAACCACCCTAACACCGTCTTCATTGAAGCCAGACTCGGTTTTACCTTCAATTTTCTCATTTGCACGAGCAGAAGCCGATTTATCAGGGAAACTAGAAACATCGAGCGACGAATTTAGGTCGCGATAAACACCTGTTTTGACTCGTGACTCATAATCATATTTATTTGGATACTGACGATGCGTAACACGGTCGGCATCATAGAAATTTGTCGCACTGAATGGAATGAAAATGTTGTCAATTGGAACAAATTCAGCACAAATACGATTTTTCTTCGTGCTCCAGAACAATTTCATGAATTGACTACCGCCCAACGGGAGCTGAGTCAGTAGTTTTTCAGTTTCACCACGATATTCGGCAATTTCTTTGGTAAACTGGTCATTAAGACACATCGAAGTTGCTTTGATCGCCTTTTCTTGCTCAGGATCGACCAAACCTTCTGTTTCCATTTTGACAGGACCACCTGCCGGAAACAGTTCCTTAATAGCACGACTTGCGAAGTCTACACACGACTCAGCCAGAACAGGGTGAACGACCTTGGAAGCACCTGTGAATTGAGCACCGCCCGGCGCATCGTCACCTAGACCAGTACGACGGAGACCTTCTTCATACTGTTGATCACGCTTTTCACGTGCTTTTTGATCTTCTTCAACTTGCTCGATTAAATCGGTTGCAAGATCTTGAAGAAACTTTTCGCTAAGATCTTCAGCTAAATTATCATCAAATTGCTGAGGTTCTTCACTAGATTCTTCATCAGGTATGATTACCGAACCATCTTCTTGCTCTATAAACTCATCAGAAGGAGAATCTTCAATGACGTAGTCTTCCTCTTCTGCAGGAATTATCGGTTCTTCTGGCTCAAGGTAAGAAGGATCGTTGACGTGGATCATTTGACATTCCTATGTATTGAGCCAGTTTAGCACTTGTTTGAGCAAAGTGCAAGGTGAGTGTTACCAATCCGCTGAGTTATCTAATGGAGTCCAATCTTTACCGACCCTTAGTTTTGAAATCTCATCTAACGTCAAATAGTCAGAATCAACCAGCAGTTGTTCTTCCGGTGTTAGATCTGATTTCTTGTAAAGACCGGCCATATCCAAATCACCTACATCTGACCAATTACCAGATTTTACGAAGTCTTGGAGTTTCTCCTGAATCTTTGATTGATAATTTGGATCTTTCGCCATTAATTCTTGAACTTTTTCATGATCCCAAGAATTACCGAGCGGTTTGATTTCTGTGATTGATTGGCGTGGAGTATACTTATCCAAATCAACATCATATCCTTTTTTCTTAAGCTCTTGATCTAGTAAATAGCGATAAGATTCATTAAAATCTTCTTCAGGTGATATGGCGTTCTCTAATTTATAATCTAATTTATCTAATAATTCCGGAGGGACACCTTGTTCTTTAGCACGATTAATCCAAGTGACTTGATCGGGGTACTCAGGGTGAGTTTTTATCGCAATCTGAGCGTGAGGATTACCAAAATTATCGAGTAGAATTTCAACTCGTGAGTCTCCTCCAGCATAATGATCACACATCCCGCCTTGCGTACACCACGCTCCACGTTTTCCAGCGTCGACAACGTATTCACGATGTTTAGGATTATTCGTTACATCTTCAGGTGCAACGAAGCGGAAACCGTCATCGTATTGTTTAGATGTTGGAATACCTTCGGCTCTTGACATTTGCTTACGAGCGGCTTCGGATTGCAATGCACGATGTTGATTGATGCCGTGAACCTTCTTCACCGCTTCTTCCATTGTCAGCCCTTTGAACCCTTCAGGTTTCATGCGAAGGTTCATTGGGAGACCTGAATCGGGTCTTGTGGAATTCAGAAGTTCGTCGATGAGGTGTTCCCAACCGAGATTGTCTAATCGGTTAGCATAAGGTTGATAAATTTGAACATCGTCAGCGACTTTTGAAAATTCAGGATAGACTCTTGCAAAATCATCTGTGCGACTAGAACGAACACCTTTAGTTTCTGACAAAATTTTGTCGTCAGATACATCTTCCCATAAGTGACCCAATGGAGATTGTGCCACCCCTTCTTGTCATCAAGAAGTTCTGGTGATTGACCAAACAATAGGTCTCCGAATGAATTCCCGGCGCCATATTTATTCCAAGGGGAATCGATTTTACCGAGTTTCTTTGTCTCGTACTTATTTAAAAAGTCCTTAACCATTTTTGCAAAATCGGCCTGCGGGGCAATTAGCGGATTACGATCAGGTGCACGTAGGTAATCGGTCATAGCATACCTTCTATTTTGTTCTGGACGTAACCTTCTTTTTCTAAATCGTACTTATAGATGCGATTTAGAATATCTTCCAATTCGTTCGGAGCACCTTTTTCAGGAAGCTCAACCATCGACGGTTTATAAGTTTCAACTGGATAGAGTTTCTTAAACTTATCTAGAATCGCTTGAGCCTTTGGAGGTAACTTGGCATAATCGTAATTTTCAGATAATTCTGAAGTTTGATCTATACCGAGATCTTTCATTATGTTAGTCATAGACTCATCTGAATATGTCCCATTACCGCCGATAATGGTTATTTCCATCGGGTCACGTTTAACCGGACCCTTCGCCATTTCGATCAAATGGTCTGACATGCCTAATTTCTCAAGTGCGTCTTTTATCTTAAGATAATGCGCCCGTGCTTGTTCTGTGTACGGACGTCTTCCTTTTATCATTTCCGTACCCGCACCAGGGCCTTCGGTGTAGAGGGTGCTGAGTTCTTTTAGGTTCTTCGGCTTGTAATCATCTGTCAAAAGACGATAATACGCTGCCCCACCCATAAGATTCTGTTCAGGATCAAACGGTTGTGTTACCCCTGTATCCTTCCTTGTCGCACCACCTAGTTGCATCAAACCCATCGGACCGGTGGGTGATTTGGCAAGGTAATCTAAACCAGATTCTTTAAGAGCGGCAGCAGGGACTAGATTCTTGGGTAGACCAAATAGATCATTGAAGTGTTTCGCTAATGCAATGATCTCATCTGCCCCATGTGGTGCGCGAGCATTATTGGGTAACAGGTTATCGTAAGTCGGTTTACGAACGATAGAGATCGGTTTCTTCTTAGCCATATCAATAACCCTGAGCTGTGTCGCGGTGGGAACGATTCAACTTTTTCAACAGATTTGAATTTTTGATTTGTTGAATATAGTCAATGAACTCTTGATCTGTTTTAAAATTTGGACCTTGATCTATACCAAATTGAGTATTATAATCATCCATCCGGCGCTCGGTATGAGGTTGACCAAGACCAAGAATCGCTTCGTTGAGCCAATGAGCTGTTTCAGCAGCGTCGGGTGATATACGACGTGAGATCAATCCACCTGCAATTGCGTGTCGTGCGGCATCGCCGACACCATTTGAAACATAACCCGGCATCTTTTCAGTCAGACGCTCAGCTTCATTCTTAGCATCCCACGCCTTGCCAAAATTCATTATCAGTTCCAATGGTCCCATATTGCGCCCGCTGAGTGTTTACCGCAGTATGGGCCATATTTGCGAGGTTGTAAACCTAACCAATGAGCGAGGTTTACAAGAGAAGATGAATTTCTCTTGTTACACACTATAAGGATTCTCGTACCCTTCTCCCCACGTCTCGTCCTCTTCTTCGTCCTTAGCTCTTTCTGGATCAATTGACACCCAACCTTGATCACGTAACAAACTGAGCCCTTGGCTGAGCGTGTCAACATATTCGTCATGAGGGCTATTTGGGAAGCTGCAAACCTCGCGTAAGAAGTCTTCTGACCACGTAACAAATTCTCCTGGAACCTGTTTTGACTCTGGGATATAGACTCGTCCGTTGTAAACCAAATGACTGACCGCGTGGAGGCGCATCGTCTTGTCAGGTCTTCCAGGATTATATTTCCTTATCGGCAATCCTGCGCGTTGCAAATCTTGAATCAATGGGATACCAGAACCCTTGTCCTCGATCAATAGGATATCAACCGGAGCTTCCTGATCGCCGTAAGTATTCTTATAATCCTCTTGAGCCTTTTTGCGTAGCTCTGGATACTTCAAATGATCTGTCCAACAATCAAGAACCATCGCGCAGTGAGGCGAGTCCTGATCAGGGCGGAAGATGCCTAATACGAGACAACCTGTAGGATCGTTTTCTGTGTGTTCTGTGAAAGCGGTATCGTAGCTTTGTATGACATATTCAAAGAACGGCATATCTTTATTAGCGGGCCATCTCTTGAACCAAGACCTCTTCAAGATACCAGATTCCTCGATATCGATCAGTTCGGCATAGATCTCCTGTCGACCTAGATTCGTCCCTTCGTACTGGGTGATCTGGCGCATGAATGGCGCAGCCAAATTCGTGCGATTCTCGTAAGTACTTCCGGTGGTGATAATGATCTTGTTAACCGGATGCCTTGCCAATTTCACCAATTGCTGGATCAATGGAGTGGGCTTCGGAGTCGTGGTCACAACGCATCGTGGATTGACACCGAGACGCAAACAGAATTGCAACATATCCCATGTCATCTGTTGCGTGTTTATATCATAACCCGCAATCTCATCAACCCATGCAAAATCAAACTGAGGTCCGCGAAGGCGTTCTGGCTCTTCGGCTGAGAATAGAGACGCTTGAGCACCACTCGGCCAAGTGACGCGGCGTTTTGTTGATTCGTACAAGGGTTTATTCCATGGAGGGCAAACGGGAACTAGACCTGACTGACCCTCAACAGCAACGTCTCGAGCATCGCTGGCAGTCGGGCTGATGACTGCGATGCGCTTCGCTTGACCTGTTTCAACCATTTCTCTTGCGAGTTCAGCGCCGACTCTTGTTTTACCAAATCCTCGCCCTGCCAATAGAACCCATGTCTGCCAACCATTACGGAATTGACAAACCTTATCTTGGGCATCGGAAGTTCTTATCCAAACTTCGGGCTTTAAATGAGGAACAAGTTTCCACCCATCTTCATTTGGGATTTCATGGCGGATATCAATATTATCGTTGTTATGACTATGACATCCCGGAAAGCTCTCCAAGGCAAGTTTAGACATTGTCTTACTCTGTGCTTGGAGATAAGCGCACATGCAATAAGATGTGGATTTCGACTTCTCATGATCGGGAGCCAATTGCTTCGGTCGACCATTGAACTCCCAACTGAATTGTAAACGTGACGCATCTTCATCAGACATGACACGAATCATGTCTGCGCGCTTCTGAGCAGGGAGAAGATCAAATTTCTCTCTTGCGCTCAGATATTCTGTCGACGGTTTGTCTGTTGACTTGAGAACGTCAGTCATGGCATGGAGGTGATCATGACAACGATTATGATGATAAACATGAGTTCAAACAGTGTCATTTCTTTTCTTCGTCGAACGTAATGTCAGTTATCTCAGCTTCAATGGCATCGAGGAACCGCTGTTTCGTCTCCTTGAATTCTATCGGCCCGCCGTTTGCACCAGTGACCTCGTTGACCTTGACTTCCTTCCATCCGGCACGTCGGCTGAGCCAAAATTTGACCATATCCGTATCGCCGCTCAGAGCGCTTTGCAAAGCAATCTTGGCGACGCGTTGATTGATTCGCCCTTGAGCGGTCTCAATCTCATAGGCATAGTACTTCTCAAGGAGTTTGGGTTCAATTCTTAGAATGGCAGCGACATCGGTCGTGGACGCACCGAGGGCAATCATTTGTTCTACTTGTGTTGCTTGGGCAAATCCTGGATCAAATCCTGGACTTCCTTTAACGTTTGCTTGACGAATGAAAGTCTCACTGATCTGTTTAGACCATTCGGGCAATGTGTAGTCTTGTTCTAGTAACGCGAGCTCACGTTCTCTATCTGACCCAACAATGAATCTGGGTTGTGTTTTCGGTACAAAATCATCTTCTAGTTCAAAAGGATTGACCTTGTCTTCATCTTCGTTACGCTTTCTTTTGGGCCGTGCCATGTTATCTATCCTTAAAGTCATTCGACTTCCAGATTTCATTGTAACTCATTTTTAAATTTTTGTAAAATTTTTCATGACTCGTTTTGATAGGCGTGGACGATTGCTTAAAATTTAAGCACATTTCTCATCACCGATTTTTGCAACCACTGCAGCCCAGTAGGAGTAAGGGAGGCTGCTGGTGGGACCCATCGGCTTTAAACCTAGGTCGTATGCCCCTCATGCTTAATTTGTAGGCAGTAGTAAAGGGGCTCATCAGGTGCACCAGTACATATGTACTATGCCCCTGTCATTGGCACGCCGCTTGCTATAGGCATAGGCCATGCCACCATTGGCGTTATGGTACACACGTACTATGTAACATATGTTGCACTATGCAACATGGGGCTAGAGCGGGCTATAACATAGCGTAAGCGCACGCAATATGCTGGCCTATGCTATGCCATACCCTTGCTTGTTTGCGTGCACGCTTGGCCCATTGCCGTTGTGGCTGGCTGGCTGGCTGGCTGGCTGGCTGGCTGGCTGGCTGGCTGGCTGCAACATAACGTCATAACTAATTATATAGTTATGTTAGGGTAAATAAAAAGCCGGGCAATTGCCCGGCTTTTATGTTA